AGCAGTCCTGATTGTTCTCAGGAACGATGTAGCTCTGAACTGGGCAGCAGGAACCATAGAGGTTCTTGCTCTTAGGCAGGCGATGCAGGAACGAGTGCATGATGGTTGGGTCTTTGACCTGTGCGGCGAGACGGAACTGGGCTTGATAGAAGCCCGATTTGCGCCAGCGGTTGCACTCCCAATCTGGGTTCTTCCATTCCCAATCACCAGCGTAGTTCTGGGTCATCTGTTGGGCTTGGCCGTATCCAGTCGAGGATGGCATTGTCCATTTGCACATTGCTTTGTTGACCATAGCAACCGAGATACCGAAGTCGGCATTGCGGTAGGCTTTGTTAGGAACATACGAGCAGCCGTTTTCCATCACCACTTTGATGTAGCGAGGAACGCGGACGAGACGCGCCCATGTCGCAGGGTCAGCTTCATTGAATGGAGCGAGGCTTGCGTTGAAGGCAGTGTCAGCGTTGAAGCGAGCGGCGTTGATGTCGTAACCGAAAGCGTAGTCGCCGATGATACGATTGATGCCGAGCTTCAGACGGGTGAGACGCTCATCGAAGTCCGTGTTAGCATCCCAGTAGCCATTATTGCGCTTGGCTTGGAAGTAAAGCGCACGGCCAACTTGAGGATCAGGGATAACGATGTCGAGCAGAGGCTGACCAGTCGCGTCTTGAAGATCAAGGCGGAAAGCGTCATCTTCGTCTTGGAGGTCAACGAGAGCATCGTCGAGCATATCCAGCGAGAGATAAGCGATCTTGTTGAGGTCGGCGGGAGCCATCTTGACGCGAAGAGCGCAGAGGTCATAGCCAGCTTCGTTGTTGAGAGTGTGTTCGGGAACGAACCAAGATTGGTCGTCGACCAGTCCGCAGTAGGTTCCGTCATCAGTGGTAACACCCATCCATTTGTGTCCAGAACCACCGATGTAGTTGCTGCGAAGGAACTCTTCGTGGACGTTCTTGGTGATACGGGCATTCGACTCTTCAAACTGGAGAATCTCTTCAGCAGGGAAGAGGCGATAAAGAAGGCTCTCAACGCAAATCCAGTCAGTGGTCATCTCTTTACGGAGAAGCTCGAAAGTGTAGCTCTCAGTTCCGGGACGCTGAATGACTTCGGGTTTGCTATCGCAAGAATCAGTCTCGCAGTAGGTGTCAGTGATCTGACGGAAAGGAGCGCAAGGATCGTGGAATCCACGGCCAAAGCGGAAGGCTTTCTGTTCGGTTGTGTGGTTCAAGGGCCATGCTTGCTCCTCGAAACGGGTGAAATATGCAGAGTTGGTGACGAGCTTCTTCACATAGAGGTCGTTGAAATACTCGCGGCCCTCGCGGAAGAAACTGTCAATCTCAGCACACGAATTGAAATATAGCTGATCTGATGCCATAATATTTAGTTTGTTTGAGTTTGATTTTTGGTTTTGGTTTTAGTTTGGTTCGCAAACGCAAAAGGCTCGAAAGCCCCAAGCGAATGCTTGTTGTTTTCGAGCCGGAGTTCAACCCTCGGTGTCTTTTGCAAGACCAGTCCGGAATAGTTTTTAATTGGAGACCTATAACTCCAAGGCCGGGTTCGCCCACGCACTAATTTTATCGTTTCCGATAATTTCGTCTATCCCGTTGCGAGGGACATTGCAATCACCTATTTACTATGTCAAGAGTTTTTTTAAAAAAAAATTGGGGGAGGTAGAACGCTAACTACCTCCCCCGTCTATGACCAGACTTTCAGAATGTAAGGCTTATGCTGTTCGTGCTTGCGGCGAGAATTTCGCAAGTTTAGCAGCCAGTCCTTCCGTAATGCTCATTCTTGGTTTCTGGGAATCCGATGCACTTGATGATGACGAGATGCGCGACGAACCTTTCAGTTGCGCGATATACTCATCTTTTTCTTTTACCATCTCTTGGTATGCTTTCAGTTGTGCTTGAATCTTCTGATAGGCGCGGCCTTGGTGGATCAGTCGGTTCATGTCTTCAACTGATGCCTGCTCGTTGGTCTGCTGTGTAGCTGCCAGAGCAATAGCCTCGTCACGGGAGATGTCATACTTGATTCCCTTCTCCTTCATGTAATCAGCAATCGTATCTGGGATTTCAGTAGCCCGATCAATCTCCTGCTGAGTATTCTTGTAGCCTTCACGCCACTGATTCAGATACTTGTTCCTACCTTCTTGCTCCCGTTGTTTTGCTGTTTGAAGGATGTTCTGCTTGGTTTCCTCAAAGTTGACGAGGGCTGAATGGTGGTTTTGAGTTGCTTTGATGAAGCTGTTGACTTGCTCTGCGAATTGATACTGCTTGAATTGCGAAAGCGAGTTCGTGATTTCCTCGAACGCTTGGTCGCGGTCGGCTTCCGCCGCTCGACGATCCTCTTCGGATGCCGCATTGAAGATGGAGGCATTTGCATTGACAGCACGAGAGAAGGTTGAAAGAAGCGTTGGATCATTCGATAACAACTGTCTCGCAGTATCGTAGGTGCTTTTGATAGGATCGAGGTAATTCTTTTTGAAGTCTGGATTACTTGTAATGTCATGGAAGTCCAGTTTACCTCGGAGTTCCTTGATTTGCTCTGATAGTTGTTGCTCAACTTCCAGCTTCTCTTGGTTGGCTTTGTTGAGTTGCTCTTGGTAGTGGTTGGTTTCTGCCGTCGATTTTGACTCGGATACCAATCGCTCAAGTTCTTGGATTTTTGTTTCAAACTTGGGGATTTCATCTTTCTTGTATTTTTCCAACTCTTCTTTGAGCTTTCGGTTCTCTTCGATCTGTCGCTCAACGAAACCTTTCTTTTTTCCTGTTCGGTCAGATGTGATTTCAGCTTCGGTAATTCTCTCCACTTCTTCTGGCGGTTCTTCTTCATTGTATTTTGCTATTCCAAGGTTAGGATCACCAACATTCGTTGCACTTGGCTTACCTTCGTCGGCTTGTTGTTTGCTGAACTTCTTGAGGAAGTCAGATGTGTTACCTTTAATCGGGACTTGAGGTTTGGATTTCAGTTCCGCGATTACGTCTGCTGTGTCGTTTGTGTCTGCCATAAATTAGATTTCGTCGAGGTCTGGATCAACCGCGCTATCCGCAGGCTCTTTATGCTTTGCAGTAGCTTTTGTTTTTTTGAATGCTCCTTGCTCTTCCGTTCCAATAGCATCAATAGCTTTGATTGCATGGATAAGTGTGGTTACTCCTTCTGGTGGGTTTACATTAAGTAGTAAATACGCCTGTAGTTTGTTCCAGTCTTCGTGTGAGGTTATTGCCGCGCATAGGGATTTTATTTTTTCGGTTGTCATTGTGGTGTCATTGGTGTGATATTATTCTCCATCTCAACTTCTTCAGTTCCTTCTGGAGTCTCAACCTCTTCGGTTTCTTCTTCCTCCATTTCCTCTGGCTCCTCTTCTTCCATTTCTGGCTGTTCCATCTCTGGAGCTTGCTTGCTTTGCATTGCTGCTTGCTTTGCTTTCTCCTTCTGAATCTCGGCGCGAGCCTTTGCTTTCTGAAGCGCGAGTTGAGTGATGCCTTGTTCTTTGCGCTGCTCTGTGCGTTGAGCGTGACTGATAGAAGCCTTTCCAATTGAGATGTCGGCGAGTTTCTTCTTGGTGTCGATTTCGATGCCAGACTTAGCGGCGAGGTATTGAAGTTTGATGTCTTCCTCGGAGTTTGGCTGACCAGATTTCTGAGCTTCGGCTTCTGCCATCTGGACGTAAACTTGCTGAAGTTCGTCGGCCATCTTCTGAGCCTCGTTCATTCCCTGCATGAATTGTTTCAAGAAGTCCTGCTTGGATTGGTCTTTGCTGATATACTCAACGTGCGCCATGATGTGACCACCCTTGAATTTGATTGCACGAACCGCTTTCGAGATTTCAGCAAACTCTGGTTGGCCTTGCTGCACGGACTGCATATTCATCTGCAACTGCATGACCAAATCTTGGAAGTGACCTTGCGCGTGTTCGATGTGCGGATCGGTTGGCAGCACAGGGAAGTTTGCAGGGTTGACGAACGCATCAGTCATACCAGCATTCTCAAATCCAATGATACGGGCAGTATCGTCAATCTTGCTGACTTTAGTATTCCGGTAACGAGCTACGTTGTCTCGTCCAGAGAGTGCCGCAATTGCGTCCTTAACTGCGTTCTCTTGTCCTTCGTTGGCTGGAGTGATTGCCGTGATGTTCAGCAACTTCTCTGCTGTGATGAGCTTGAACGATGGGCTACCTGCGCCATTGATGAGGTTGGAACGGATGCTGGTGACATTCTTCCAAGCAGCAGCTTCCTTAGGAGTTCCGAGTTCTTCCAGAACCTCATAGAACTTCTTAACATACTCGTATCCATCATCGCTGGACTTTGCGTTTACGAAGCGTTTGTAGAGTTGCTTGAAGTAGAGAGTTTGACACTCGTTGAATCGACGAATCTGAGTCCCAGATAGTTTAGCAGACTCAGCGGCATCCAATTCTGCTTCACCTTTCGTGCGTTGTTTGCCTCCAGCGGTAGGTGCGTTGATGCGATACTGACCCATGCCCCTATACATATCTCCCATGAAAAACTGCATGAAGCTCATGCTCTCTGCTACTGGGAGTTGGAAGCGGTTCTGAATGAACTTCGCTCCATCTGGCATCACGCTGATTGGCAACCATTCCATCTGCTTCAACATCTTGGTTGCGTCTGGGCCTTGACCTTCGATCATCAGCATAGAGTTGAGGCGCACGGCATCAACCAGCGAGTTCATTGTGAAGTCATACTGGCGGCAGGCGACGAACGCCGATTCCGCTTGGCTCTTGATGTCTTGAAAGAGTCCGCTTCCCACCGAATCGGTGAGCATATACATGATCTCATCCCATGAGTTAAAGAGTCCTACCTTAAGCATCATAAACCCATGTTGAGTTCTGATGTCATCTTCGCTGATCTTGCCTGCTCCTTTGATATTGGAGTTAATGTAGTCGGAGATTGGTTGGTAGTCTTGGAGTATGATTGCCTTACTGATCTTGCCGTCAAACTCCCTCCAGTATACTTCGTATAGGTCGATCTTTTGGTTTACGGACAATGACCAGTTGAATCCTGCCTCGCTGATCGTGCGAAAGAAGTCTTCGCGGGTCTTGCGGTGGTTGCTGAATGCACGGTGGAATCGGATAGCGTCAATTGCTGCATCCACATTCCAGCCCATTGCTTCTGCCGCCGCACGATTCTCAATCTTCTTGTAGAGTTCGTATGGTGTCAAACGGACACGGCGAACAAATTCCTCAAGGTTGCAGAAGTCGATCCTAATGTCGTCTGGAAAGAGAAGGTCGGATAGGAATACGTGTTCCGGCATCCATCCCATAGGCGAGTCCCACATTCCGATTCCTTTTCCATACAACAACATTTCCTCAAGGTCTTGCTCTGTATTGTAGAGGTATCCGGGCCATTCGCGGATTGCTTGATCGAATGCGATGGAAATGTTTTCGGAGTTAACGAGTCGTTCTTTTTCGTTTCCATATTTGGTCTTGATTGTGCAACAAGCCTGACGCTCCGTAATTACATCGTAGTAGCTGGACTTCTGGTTATCTACGATGAACCCAAGCTGTCCGTAGTTTACATCAGATTGCCAAGGAAGGCGTTTCTCCGCGAGCTTGCTGTATCCTGTAGGTGGGAAGTTTTTATAGGCTTTGTAAATTCTCAACCTCTTATTTTCCCTACCAATATTAGCTAACCTTAAATGGTTTGCTATATTCCAGCAATGGTTTGCATTGCTTATTCTTGTGGCTGGAGGATTACCATCTTGATCAAGTGTGGCTAAACTGAAATTATCATTCCCGATACTTAACATAATATTTTGCTTCCTTTTGTTCTGTTTTCTATCATCCACAATGGTCGCAGATTGGTATAATGATTCAAGCGTAAAATTTCTTCTTCCGTGTTAGCTGTTGCTAATGGAATAATGTGATCAATTTCCCATTTTGAACGATTGTCCCAAGACATCCCATCTTTGAATTGAGATTCAATGTGAGTAAAGAATTCAGAGTATGTGCAACCTAAAATGTTTTCTGTTTTATTTTTTTTGGAAAACTTCCTTCTTTTAAATGAAGCCCCAATAAAGTTTCTAACATCTTGTTTGCTCTTGTAAATCGAATCAGTTTTTCTTCGATCTCTATAATATTTATTTATTTTATCTTTATTTTTACTTCTATAAGATTTTTGAAGTTCTTTATCTTTTTCTTTATTTGCCTTCACCCAAGCAAGTCTTTTGATTTTAGCCTTCTCAAGTCTTTTTGCATATTGCTCTGGAGTTGACCAATACTCTGGATTCTTGCGCTTCCACTTGTATTCAATAAATACCATCCCGTCCTCGCGGACATCGCCCATCTTGTATTTTTGAACAGTTTCCATTTTATCGTTTACGATAATTTATTCAAAATGTTCCTGCGCTTATTGCAAGAAGAACATCCGCGAGCTTTATGCTCAAGTTTAGTTCCCAAAACTTTGTCAGTAGTCTTGGCTACTGTGTGAATAACCTGTGCAATCTTATCTCCGAGTCCATCGCTATACCAACAACGATCACTTGGTTGGCGTTGGCAGATTTGATCTTCGACCATCTGCTCAATGTTAGCAGGAAGCTCAACTCCGTTTGAGCGATAGTCTTTCTGGATGTTCTGCATCAACCCGCTCCATGTGCTTCCGTAAACAATCGCAGGAAATGTGAGTTTATCGCGCTTGATCTCATACTTCCAGTAAAAGCCACCGACTGGTGCGAGGTTTTTGTTTTTCAGTTTCATCTTGCCTTTCGTCGGAAAATATATTTTCTTATTGATATGTCAAGAGTTTTTTCTTCAAACAAAGGTATTCGTCGTTATGGAATGCAGTTTTCAGAAAACATGGACGATCTTGGTATTGAATTATTTTGCTATGCAATAACTCGCGGCAAATATGGTAGAACTTATTGCATTAGACATAACATAAATCTTTCTGATTTTAAGTTACTCTCACCACACGAACACTTCATCAATGCCGTCAAACTTCAATGGCCGACTGAAGTTTCTATTGTTAATCGTGGTTATACCAATACCCAATTGTTGAGGACTCTTGAAGAACTCTGCAACAATACTGACATTTGCTTAGCCGGAGCCGCTTCGATGGGTAAGTCGTTTCCTGTTGGTCTTTGGATTTACCTTGATTGGTGCGCTGCCCCGCATTGCACTTCGTCTTGGGTTGCTACTACTACATTGGGCGCGTCCGAAGATCGTATCTGGGGTATCATATCTAAACTATGGAAGTGCGCTCGCGTTCAAATAGGTAAACTTGTTGACTATCGCCATATGATTGTTTGGGGTGGCGCGTCTAACGATGAGGATAAAGATTATCGTAATGCGATAAAAGCTCTCGCTTTCCAATCTGGTAATGAAGGTCAGAAGGCTATTGATACCACCCGTGGTCGTAAGAATGAACGAGTTCGACTTGCACTTGATGAGTTGCCCGAAATGGAACTGGGCGCGATTACTGCAAGAACAAATTTAGCATCAAACAATGACAAGACATTCATAGGTATCGGCAACCCATCCGCTGGTGACAATCCACACACCCGTTGGGCTATGCCTAAAGGTTGTTCTAACTTTGATTCTGTTTCTCCAGACATGGATAAGTGGGAAACTGAAACTGGCGTTTGTTTGTTTTACAATGGTATGCGTAGCCCTAACTTCGCCGCGCCTGCCAATGAACCATCTCCATTTCCATTCCTTATGGATCGGGAAAAGCAGCAGGAAATGCTCAAGTTGTGCTATGGAGACGAGAATGCTATCGACTATGTGCGTAACGCTATTGGTTGGTGGCCGAAATCTGGATTTGCTCAGACTATTCTTACCGCTGATTTGATTCGCAACGCTGATACCAACGAGGAACCACTATGGGATTCAGAAGGATTTACCAAGGTCGCTGGATTTGATACCGCGTTTACAGTTGGTGGGGATAGGTGCGTTCTGACTATTGCTAAGTTGGGGTATGTGCGCGGAACTCGTAATCGTGTAATGTGGTTGGAAGATCAGAAGGTAATCCAGTTATCCGCTAACGCTGCCGCTGAGTTTGAAATACAACTGGCTACTGAAGTTGTTGGATTCTGTAGGGCTGCTGGCGTTCAGCCATCTAAGTTTGGTATGGACGTGTCCGGTGATGGTGGGCGAGTCGGGCAGGCTATTATTCGTGAGTGGCTACGCTTTGATGCTGGAGGCGCGGCAATCGCTCTTATCTCATCTATGGGTAAACCTACTGACCGAATCGCGGCAGAGGTTGATAAACGCCCGTGTAAGGATGTTTACGATAGACTTGTTTCTGAATACTATTATAGCCTTTATCACGCATTCAAAAGTCGCGTTATTTTTGGCGTTGATCCAGCCTCTGATTTAGCGAGGGAGCTTTGCCTTCGCCGCTACACAATCAAATCAAAAAAGATCGCAATTGAGACTAAAGATGAACTTAAAGGTAGAACAGGTTATTCTCCTGACTTGAGTGATAGTTTAGTTTATGCTTTAGAAATGGCGCGACGTAATGGACTCGTTTTTATCGGAAACGATAAACCAGTTCCAACTAACCGATTTTGGGCGCGGGATGAAGTATCAATTGATACCACTCCAGACGATGACTACGGATCAGACGATAATGGAGATTGGTAAAGGGTGGCCGGGTTAACTCAGCATTATTGATGCCCACAGGTGATCGTTTCTGTCGCTTGCATCTCATCCGCCGACCATATAAAATTAATACTGGGCCAAGGCGTTACTCTTGGTCATGGTTTTAGTGACGGCCCCATGTATTGCCGTTTGGCTCTTTTTGCCACTCAAGCAAGGTTGCTTCAAAGCTCGCAACTTAGCTGCATGACTCCATGCTTCCCAGTAAAATGGAGGCCGGGTTAACTCGGTATTATTGAAACTACTCCGAGGGAAAACCCAGATATAGTTTTTATCTCACCCGCCGACCATATAAATCAATCCAACATTCCTTCAAGTTCCAAAGTATTTGCTACCTCTTCTGGAACTACAATACGGATTACTTTCTCTCCGTCAAGATAACCAAGCTGCTCGTTAAGTCGGATGTCTTTCTTCTTAACCCAGCATTGATTGAACTTCTGACGAAACAGAATCTTCTCCGGTGTGTTGGTTACTTCAGTTCCCTCGCAGATGATGCGGGATTCAAACGTGTTATTTGTAGTCATAAATTATGTATCCATTCTCTCTTGCCCACCCTACTTCTTGGTGGCAGCGGTTGTGGCACGGACGGCAAAGAGCCATGAAAGAGGACTTATCACACAGGAATTTACCCCTCCCTTTTTTGTGATGCAGGTCGCTTGCGGCTTGGTTGCATATTTCACATTGGTAGTTCTTCTCTTGGAAGTATTCTGCCTTAGCTTTTTCGTAGTCTGCATTCTTAACCTTCCTTGAACCTGATACTGCTTTTAACTTGCCTCCTCGTTTTTTGAACCCCGTTTTGGCTTTAAGTGGCGTTTTTCTTCGTAGCATCGAAAGTATTCAGTTAGCTCTTTTAACCCTTTGGCAGCGTCAATCGGATTGTCGTATTCTAATTTGACGGGGAAAGGTTTTCCTCGTTCGTGCATGGCAGTTGGTCTTCCTGCTGCGTAGGGACTGACTTTGAGAACGTATAAGCCCTCTTCGGCTTCAATGAAGACGTGCATAATTCGATGACCTTATCTACTTGTTCTTTCTTTAAAATGCTTTTGGAGTTTACTTCGATCTGGTTGATGAGTGATCCAGTAACGCCGATCTTGTCACCAAGTTCACGGACAGTCAATTTCAATGCTCGCCGTGTCTCGCGGAGTTGGTTAGCGAAAGTCTTGCGTCCAAGAGAACGAACTGTGCGTGATTGCTCGTAGGCACTCATGCAAGTTTCATAGGCAGTTTCTAATGGATGTTTCATTTCAGAGAAAAAATAAACCAGAACTATTGACAAGTCAATACTTTTTTGTTACTATGGTTGCTTATGGATAACACTAACAAAATCAAAGACAACGCAGAAAAATTACTTGCTGGAGTAAGGCAAACTGTCATGGTTACGAATATGTCTTTAGCCGCCGCGCTGGAGACCCCGTTCATGGCTACCTACGAAAATGATGACGGCATTCTCGTCATGGCACTGAGAGCTAACAACACAGCTATTCTTGCGGCAACTGGCAATAACAGTAATACTGTCATCAAGGCAGATATTATCATAACAAACGAAGGTATCGGTGAACGCCGCTCCATCTTCCAGTGCGAAACTCCAGAAGATGCCGATCAAATCTGGGAACTACTCAACGACAAAATGTATGAGTGGTCAAAAGGTGAAGTTGAGCAGGTTGAAATGGACTGGTTATCGTAACCGATAACCAATTTCGTAGCGTCACGAAAATGGTGCTTGACATCGAACACAACCTATAGTAGTTTTCAGTCGTGCGAGAAATCGTGCCTTCGGGGTGAGAGCCGAAGTAAATAGGAAAAGAATAAAAATAAATTGAACAATAAATATATGGTTGCTTGTAGTGGTCTAACCACTCTCATCTGTCAGTTCGCCAGTTTATTCTGCCACTGCAAGCAGCCGCCTTTTATAAAATGAACCCATTAGAAAAGAACGGAGGCATCTTCGTTCGTAAGGAAATAATCAGATTGTCGATTATCGACGATAAGAAGAAGCAAGTATTCGCAGTCATTGATAATTACGATGGCGGCTTTGACGCAAAAGACATCAAATCTGTCGCCGACATAATTGGCATTACAGAGACGCAAGCTCACAACGCTTTTATGACATTGGTTGGACTTCGGTTCTTAAAACTGAATAACGCCATAAAGTGGGTATTGAATGAAGATGCAAACTGGCAGGAAGGATCAAGATGAGCGTCCGAATAATGTCAGAGGTTTTTGAGCGTAGTAAGACTCAAGGTAACGCGAGGTTGGTTCTTTTGTCTTTAGCAGACTCATGCAACGACGATGCCAGTTGCTGGCCGTCCATCCGTAAGATTGCAGAGAAAGCAAACATCTCAGAACCTATCACGAAAAAGTATCTGAATGCTTTAATCCAGATTGGAGTTATCACGCGAGATGAACGCGAAGACTTTTCTGGAAGACAAACATCGAACCTTTACACGATCATTGTTGATAAGATCGGTGATGATGAAATAACGCAAGATGTCATTAACCAAGTTACTTCACCAAGCCGATTGAAAACATTCAAGGGGGTAACTGCGGTTAATGTGGGGGAGGTTAACCCAGTGCAGATGGTAGTGGGGGTAACTAAAGTTAGTCTCCCTATAATGAACCATCATAAGGAACCGAAAATAGAACCATCAAGGGAAAGCTCGGCAATGGCCTCGCATTCCTCAGTTGAATTGAATCAAACTAATCTATTCTCGACTAACCCAAATGAAGCTCACGCTTCGGGTTCAGCTACCGCCGAACTGAAATCTGCCGATGGCAGAGGAACGACCCCCCCAATGCCGCTCGCCCCCCCACGAACTAAAAAACCGCGAGCAACCAAACTTGCCGACGATGCGTTCATCGACCTGCTTAGGAAAGCAAACCCAAGAGTTGATTTCGATACTGAACTACGGAAGATGGACAACTGGCTTCTCGCAAACAAGGGCCGCGAAAAGAGCCGCGCATTTGTGAGTAACTGGATCAACCGAGTAGTGGACAAGCTACCGCCAGAAGAAGACTGGAAACCAACGACACTTTAACCTAACATGAAAAAAGTCCCAATAGCACGAAAGAGTGAAGTGGCAGTGTTGTCGCTCATCGCAATCGACAGAAATATCCTTTCCCAACAAACATGGGATAGCGATTATTTCGCCATACCAGCTCACAGAATCGTTTTTAATGCACTCCAAGGGGTTCACCAGCGGACAGGCTCTTGCTGCCCATTTTCTGCCATTGCAGAGCTTGAGGCAACTGGTCAGTTAGAAGCAGCGGGTGGCGAGGATGCAATTCACGAAATGTTCGCTACGATGAAGGTAGCTTCTGGAAAGGTTTGCCAAGACATGGCAGATGACTACCGGAAGCACCTACACCGCACGAAGGCATACCGCGATGTTCTGATCCTTATGGAGAAGGAGGAACCAAACCTACGGACAGGCAAAGCAAATCTGAAGGAATTATCGGAAACGATAATGAGTTTGGCCGAAGATCGGACGACGAAAGTAAAACCAGTCAAAGACCTCATCATCGAAATCATTGATGAGATGGAAGGAAAAGCAGTAAAGGATTTCTTTCCTACTGGATTACTGAAAGTAGATCGTGCGCTCAAGGGTGGAATGCACAAAGGCGAGATGATGACAGTAGCATCAGAGACAGGTGGAGGAAAATCTATCTACCTCGTCCAAGCGGCACTCGCAAATCTCTTGGAAGGAAAGTCAGTTTTGTTCTTCAGTCTCGAAATGAAAGCAAAAGACATCCTAACTCGTATGGCTTGTAACATCGCAGGCTATCCCGTGCGTGAACCAGAGGATTACAAGACAGCAAACAAGAATGAACTACAAGCAATCAGTGGCGCATTGTTGAAATTACACCAGTTACCCATCGAAATCGTGGATGGAATAGCCGAAATTGACGAGATAGAGTGCCATATAAATCGGTATACATTGGAAAATCGGGCAGATATTATCGTGGTAGATTACCTCCAAATCATCGCATTTGATGGTGCAGAAGGCAGGGAAAGCCAGATTTCCGAGATAGCAAGACGCTTAAAGGTAGCTGCGCTCAAGAATAACTCGATCATGCTTACAGCTTCTCAGTTAAACGACGAAGGAAGACTGCGCGAATCACGGGCAATCGGAATGCACTCTGACCAAGTTGTGTATATCGAACACAAGGGGGACAAGAGTAGGTTGACGATCAAGAAAAACCGCCGTGGTCAGAGGAACTATTCTACGGAAATCATCATGCGTGGTGACATCTCAAGACTTGAGGAGGTATACTAATGACAATCGACCAAGCATACGGAAAAGCGTTGAAGTATCTGGAGGCGGCAAACGCAATCTGGGAAGCTCAAGACAAGGAAAGATATTGTATCGCAGAGAACTATCACAACGAAGGACTCAAGATCATGAACCAATACTTTTCTGAAACAAAAGTATTGATAGAACCACAAGATGTAGATAGTATGCTGCCATGAGTGACACACCTGAAACGGATGCAAGTCGTGGCTATGCTCTGTCTAGTCATTATGGACGGATTGAAGGGAGCTATCTGCAAATGGATCGAAGCGGCCCATTTGTTCATGCAGAGGTAGCCCGCAAACTGGAACGCGAGCGCGACGAGGCGAGGAAACATTTGCGCGATGCAAATAGAGGCGCAGAAATAAACGCGCACATAAATCAAAAGTTCGCGCAACAGCTCATTGATGCGCGGGAGAAAATTAAAAACCAAGCAGAACGCATTTGCGTGTTAGAAGGCGCAACCAACCATGCGTGTGGAACTCCGCTTACAAGAGCTTTGCGCGAGCGAGACGAGGCGATGGAGCAAAATGCCAAACTGCGTGCCGAACTCGACCAACTGATGGAGGGCGTGAAATGATAAACTCCAGAGCTAAAGGAGCAAGAGCCGAACGCCAATGGCGGGATGAACTCCGCGCCCAAGGATTCACTGCTAAACGAGGGCAGCAATTCGCGGGAGGTCAAGACTCGCCGGATGTTATCTGCGAAGAACTGAAAGGTAAACTCCACTTTGAAGTGAAGCACGTTCAGAACTTGAATTTAGATAAGGCTTGCGAGCAGGCCGAGCGGGATGCTAAAGGCATTGCGTGGGCAGTAGCTCACAAGAAAAATAATAAGAACTGGAAGGTAACAATCCCTGCCGACCTGTTCTTCAAACTACTTAGGGATGGAATGGAATCATTATGAAAAAACCAACAACAAAAGCAGGTAAGGCCGCGAAAGTGGCAAAAACAATGGGTGAATACAAGCGTGGAACTCTTAAGGCTGGCGTGAACCCTAAAGGCCCAAAGAAAGCACCTATGGCTAAGAGCCGCAAACAAGCATTGGCTATTGCTCTTCGCTCTTCTGGAGTTCCAAAGAAGAAGTAACTAAACTTAATTCTAATTTTTGATGTTCAGAATTACTCAAAACTTGTAGATTTTCTATTCTATTATCAAGTCCGTTTCCATTTATATGATGCACGTGTTCCCATGTTTCAAGTTTTCTTCCAAGATAACATTGCATGATATGCCTGTGTTCTCTAATTCTTTCGCCATTAATGGTGATGTAATTGTATATTCTTGGAGCGCACTTGCCAGCCCTTGCCATAAGTGGACTGACATCTCTTGCTTTTTTTGTATTTTCAGGATTGGCAATAGATGTGCATCTGCGAGAGCAATAAAGGGCTGTAGGAATTCTATATTTAGGAACATAAAAAGATGTGGAGCAAATCTTGCAAATTTTTGTTATTCCATTTCTTTTTTTCTCTCCTCTTTGTTTGCTAAAACGTTTTGCAACATCAAATGCAGCGCATCTATGAGAACAAAATTTTTGGGAATTGCGACGAGGAGTAAATTCTTTTTCGCAGTGTGAGCAGTTTTTATTTTTCATGTAATCAATCATAGCCATCGTTTTTAACAAAGCAATACAAATATGAACAAAAAACCAAAGGGACTCTACGCTAACATCAACGCTAAACGCAAACGCATCGCCGCTGGTAGTGGCGAGAAGATGCGGAAGGTTGGAAGCAAAGGCGCACCAACTGCAAAGGCATTCAAACAATCAGCAAAAACTGCAAAGAAAAAGTAATGGAAAAGCGATTTACTAAAGTAGTTAAGAACCCAAAGACTGGCAGGACTAAGACTGTGAAGTATGGTCAAGCTGGTAAGGCTAAAGATGGTGGTGATCGTATTCGCCCCGGCACGGCCAAAGGTGATGCCTATTGCGCCCGTTCAGCCAAAATTAAAGGCGATTGGAAATCTGATCCTAACTCCCCGAATAATCTCTCGCGCAAGAAGTGGAAGTGCCGAGGAAGTAAGTCAATGAAATGAAGATCAACGGCAAAGATACAGAGGGTAATGTTGACCAAGATGATGCCAGAGTAGGGTGGAAGTATCCACTCAACTCCAAGCAGATTGCTAAAGCCTGTGAAGACTTCTTCAAGAAGCGCGGAATGAAGCGGTTTACGCTTACTGGACAAGAAAAGAAATGAATTGTCCTAAGTGCAATAAAGCAACATCAGTAATAGACAGTAGGAAGAAAGAGGCAGGAGTAAGGAGGAGAAGAGCTTGTGAGTGTGGAGAAAGATTCACTACCAACGAAGTAATCGTTCAACTTAAAAAAGGAGTTTACGAAAGAAAGTTTATTCAACCTCTGTCTATGAGCCAATCTGCAAATGGTAACTGGACAATATCAGTAGATGACAACACGCCTGCATGGGCGAGAAAGATATTATTAGACCTATGAATATCCCACAATTCCTTTTTATCTATGCTAAAGAAGGTAAGATAAAATGTTTAACAGTAGATGAAGCGCACGGAGAAAAATTAACAAGTGAAGGATGGGCGCACACCGCAACCATCAACCCCGCGACATGGATTGAAGCTATAGCAAATGGCGATCAAGACCCATCAGATATGTTAGATGAAATTCAGTTCAAAAAACCATGAGTATCGTAAACGATAAATTTAGATTCCATTGCCTTGGCTTACCTCACACAGTTAGCTCCAAAGAGTTCAACGCCTGCGCTTATACCCAAAAGGTAGTGAAGTTCGGGAAGATGATGACCCAGCGCGGCCATGAAGTAATCCACTACGGACACGAAGATTCAGACTTAATCTGCACAGAACACGTGCCTGTCCTAACCAACGATGACTTCAATAAAAGCTATGGATCACATGACTGGAGGAAAACATTCTTCAAGTTTGATACGAATGACCATGCCTATCAAACCTTCTATCGAAACGCTATTAAGGCAATTGGGCAGCGCAAGAAGAAGAATGACTTCATTCTCCCATTTTGGGGAAGTGGCGTTCGTCCAATCTGTGACGCGCATCCAGACCTAATCACAGTTGAGCCGGGTATTGGATATGCAGGTGGACACTGGGCGAGGTGGAAGGTATTTGAATCCTACGCAATCTACCATGCGTTTTGCGGAATGCAGGCAGTAGGACAATGCCAGCAAGATAACTATGCGGTGGTAATCCCAAACTACTTCGATAAAGAAGACTTCGACTTCTGTGGCCAGAAAGAAGATTACTTTCTGTATCTGGGTAGGGTATACTCTGGGAAAGGTGTAGATATTGCCATTGAAGCTACCTACCGAGCAGGGGTAAAATTGGTTATCGCAGGCCAAAAAGAGGAAGGTTACAAGCTACCAGACCATGTTCACTATGTAGGATACGCTGATGTTCCTACCAGAAAGAGGCTCATGTCGAGGGCTAAAGCATCATTCCTGCCAAGTCAGTATGTAGAACCATTCGGTGGAGTCCAAATCGAAAACCTACTCTCTGGCACTCCAACAATTACCTCCGACTGGGGTAGCTTCACCGAAAATAACCTACATGGTTATACAGGATTCCGCTGCCGGACTATGGGTGACTACGTAGATGCGATTAAGAACATCGACCGAATCTGCCCATACGACTGCCACCGATTTGGAAAGAACTTCACCTTAGAGCGGGTAGCACCCATGTATGAGAAATACTTCGCAGATGTTATGGATGTTTACACCGGAGACGGATGGTATGCCAAAGGAAACGACATCGAAGCAATGAACAGATACTATCCATGAACTGGGACGAATATGCAATGAGTATAGCTGAAGTAGTAGCCAAGAAGTCAAAAGACCCGTGGCATAAAGTTGGCGCGGTGATCCTAAGAGAAGACAACTCCATAGCATCAGTAGGGTATAACGGATTCCCTCAAGGTGTAGAAGAAGACTGGTCATCAAGAGAAGAGAGATCAAAGTTCGTAATCCACGCAGAACAGAATGCCTTGAGGTATACACAACCCGGCGAAGGAAAGACACTGGTATCCACCCTACTCCCATGTAGAGACTGCCTAAAGACCATAGCCGCATATAAAATAAAGAGAGTCCTCTACAAAGAAATCTACAAATCCGACCCAATAGCCTTAGAGATAGCAGAAAAAATGGGAGTCACAGTAGTCCAATTTAAGAAAGAACCACTAACCTCCTACTGGGATCATAGCGGAAAACCATCTGTATTTGTGGTAAGGAAAGCACAGACGGAAATCTATCGCGGAACCTACCCAAACGGGGCAAAGATACTCGGACTATGAATGACCAGATAGCAGCAATAATCTTAGCATGGAGCATAGTAGTAGCCTGCTTCATCATAGAAACAACAACCAGAAGGTAATTACGAGAGCAATAACGTGGTATTGTGGCGGGGGATAAACCTTGGCGGGTCTACCTCTGGTTAGGATTCCATACCATTCCAGTAATCACATAAAACTGGGACTCTCACTATCGGTAACGATAACCAATGAATACAAAAATCGGCGCACTACCAACCCATCGCTACATCTGGATAGATAGCGAATATACCCACGAAAACCCAATCGGGCCAGTAGAAGCTATGTGGATAGGACTAACAAGTATACCAAGCAGAGCATGGGGAATAAATGTAATACTCAGAGAAGGCGGCGCACTCTACAGAAACATCCCACCAAACGCAGTAAGATTCAAAGAACAAGCACTCGAAAACTGGCGTATAGAAGAAAGCCAACTCTGGGACTGCTACTCATACAACTTCACCATACTCCAAAACCCAATCCTAAGAGGAATGCCAGTAACAACCAAGATAGGCCCAAACATACTAAAGGGAACCTACCTCTTCTCCACCACCCACCTAAACGACGGCTGGTCAGATAGCCCAGACCAAGACAAAGAATTCATCTTCATAGAACTCACCAACGGAAGACTAACCATCCAACCAACCAATAGAATAACCTTCCAAGATAACTCCTACACCCTACCCACCCTCCCAAAACTCAAACTCCAAGATACCATCTACTCCTGCGAAAACTAAAGGATGGTTATCGGTAACGATAATACATACGACATTAGCATACGACATTAGAGCAAAGCATAAGACAATAGCATGGGACATTATTATAAGACATTGCATAAGAACCAAGCTAACCATACGACATTAGCTTAGTTTAGCTTGGATTTTAGCTTGAACTTAGCTTGCTCTATCAATAGACTATATTGACATACAAAAAGGCAGTTTTTATGGGGAGAGGCAGCATAGGGCAAAAATCCAGTTTTTCTAAGGAGAGGGGTTTCCGCGTTGGGAGCTACGCGCACGGGGTGCATGGGGTAGAGGGGTAAGGGCGTCGCGCCTCCATAAGAAAAGAGATTCCTTGGAGTCCCGCGGCCCGCCTATGCTCACAGCGCCCCTGCTTAGTACAGTCTCACAGCGTGGCAGCGTGCAGCGTGGTGCATAGTATATATGATGAGTGATGACAAGCCGAGCCGATTGCCAATGATGTCTGGCTTATTGAGACTCAAAAAGCGTCGGGACTTATTACTGATATTATCAGAAGCTACCAGTCTCATTAGCAGGATGACATAATGCAACCAACTTGCAATAATCTTTGCGCGACGTTGGCCGCTATCGTGTTTTTATTGGCGGGGTGATATGATGACATTGCCGGATTTTGGGAGCAATCGCATTTTCGAGTGATGGCCGGAAGAGTGATTTTGTCATGACAGAAAATACCTGACAAATTTGTCATGAATAATGTGTCAGGAATAATTATTCATGAAATGCAATCCGTGGAATGAGAGTTGCTGGCAATATTCTTTCATCGCTATATAGCGATATAACGATACACCGATATTCTCTTGAAATAATCGCCGTGTTTTCCCTATGTAAAAAAAATCAATAATCAGGTGTTGACATATTCGCACAATGTAGTATCTTGTTTCCCGTGCTACCTGCTCAGTGGCTCTGAATGAGGCTGAGCGAGTAAATGCACAAACGCTCTTTGAAACAAAAAAACTTTTCGTGCTGGTACTGCCAGCGTCGGAATCATGCAAATAAACTTGGCGGCTATCATGCCGCTACAAATAGAAAAACCCTATATGACAATTATACCAATGAAAAACAAAGACGGTGAACGCTTCCTTTCTGTGGATGGCGGAATCATTCCAATCGGAATCGCTGCCATGTGCGTTGACCGTCGCATCAGCGGCTTTGAGATTAAATGCACGGAATGCCGAGTAAAGTATCCAGTGCGCCTTTTGAATGAAGGCGGATACTGTGAAGCGTGCGTGAATGCAGACATTGAATCTTGTGAATAAACAAACCTATGCGTTAAGGATCAAACTTGCTTCTATGACGGACGCAAAAAAAATCCATGCGCTCAGACTAAAAATCCAACAACTCGAACAAAAGAAAAAATGAATATCACAAATACTACAGACTTGAAAAACGCGATTCGTTCGGGAGCTTATAGCTTCCCCGGTTGCTATCCCTTATTCTTTATCACTTCAGACGGGGCCGCGCTTTCTTTTGATAGCGTGAAGGAGAATTTTCGCTCCGTCCTTTGGTCTATTAAAAACGAAGTCAATGACGGCTGGCGGGTTGTCGGCTGTGACGCGAACTGGGAAGACGGCGAGCTTACTTGCGATCATTCTGGCAAACGCATCGAATCTGCATACGCTGGCTGAGATTTCCCCCTATAACCTAAACCTAAACCTAAAACACAATAGAAAAACCTAACAACATGAAAACAACATTATCCACTTCAGAAGCGGCGGACATCCTATTCAACGATAAAAACGCTAATTGGTCTTACGCTGGAGCGCGTGCCTTGGCTGAATATCTGGAAGAGTATGAGGAAAGCACAGGAGAAGAGCTTGAATTTGATTATGTCGCCATTCGTTGCGACTTCTCCGAATGGGATTCCCTTGTAGAATGGGCAGGAGATTATTTTGGCACTGATGCTGATTGGCGATCAATCATTGGATGCGAAGATTGCGAAGATGAAGAGACTGACGACAAAATACGCGAATATATTCAAGACCACGGGCAACTCATCGAATTTGAAGGCGGCGTGATCGTTTCCTCATTCTGATTAAACCATGCGGGATGTTCGATCCCTCCCGCTTTTCTTTTCTCATCTTATGTCAAAAATTCATTCCACCCTTCAATACAACCGCGCAAAGTCCCGCTTTTTCGGTCTTTTGCTTGTCCTTTCCACAATCGGCGCAATTTTAATCTTCACCATTCTATGAATAGGAAAATTGGTTCAAGTGATATTCTTTCGCCAAAAACTCCGGTTCGCGTTGGCAATCGGCGTGGGTTCGTTAAAAAATGCGAAACAGTCCCCGCTTCAAATGGGGGATTGATTTCCCTCCACACTGTAGTTTTCAACGAAAAGGCGAAAACTCTTACTTGTGGCAAGAAAACATGGGAGAAAATGAATCCCGTTGAAAGTGAAGTGAATTATTCCTTCATTTTGTTTTAATCCCCTCCCACACTATGCGGGCTTCGTCCGATCCGATCCCGCTTTGCTCTATTCGCCCCGTATTCGCGTTTTTCCTGTCTCTCCGCTACTATGCCATTCCTCTTTTCTTTCGCGCATTCCTTGGGGAGTGATCGTTTCCGATAATCCCTCCACAAGATTTTCCCCTCCACAGAACACCAAACAAAAACCAAAAACCTAATAAATAATATGACTAAAAAAACCCTAATCGCATTGGCTGATATTATCATTGCCTCCGCTCCACAAGACCGTTCCTCACAAGGGACGTTTTCACGCTCCGCAATTCTTGAGCTTGCGGATTTTTGCGCGAATCAGAATCCCGCTTTTAATCGGGAACGCTGGCTTGATTATATTGATGGAAAATGTGGCAAAAATGGCGGAAAAGTAAAATAAAACACTCAACACAAAAATGAATAATACACTCCACACACCTGCCCCTTGGAAACATGATTCCACATGGGGCATAATCAAATATGGCAAAACTGAGATTTGCGCTCTCCACAGCGGAAACATTGCCAACGCACACCTTATAGCCTCCGCACCGGATTTACTCCAAGTAGTAGCGGATTATGTTCTACTCTGTGACTTGCACGATTATGTTGGGGCGGTTCCTGATGCTGCCCGCGCTGCCCTCCGCAAAGCAAAGGGGGAAGCATGAAAATCCAAAAAGTAACCTTCCCCGCTGGCGGGATATTCGCCAAGGGTAGTTTCGCCCTCCACAAAGTAACCTCCCCATACTTCACGGGCCATTGCTCGGCGTGGTTCACGGGTGAAGGAAAAATCTACGATTGCGAATGGGTTCGCCGGGACGGTGTTCACCGCCGCATACCTATCGGAACTCCCATGTATCGCTATCTGGAAAGCCTCGGCCCGGTCTATAAATAACCCTCCACAAGGGGCAGAATAGGTCAATTCCTATTCTGCTCTTTGTCCACAGATTTTTGTGACATACTTTTCACTAACCTATTGTTGCCGCTCCACGGGTTCAAAGTTACCCTCCACAGGGGCGGAACATTCCACAGGAACAACATCAATATCGACTGCCTTCTTTGGGCCTTCCACATGGAGCGAGATCATGGCATTTATATTTAAACCCTTCCTATCGTGAAGGTTATTTTCATCCAGTCCCAACGCTCTGGTTGCCATTTTCTCGTATTGCGCCAATACATCGAGGCGAGCGGACTGGTCTTTAATGTTCCCGCTTTTGTTCCTAATCTCAATCTGCTTTCTCTCCTCCGCAATTTGAGTGAGCATGAAGTTGTAATGGTTTTCCGTTTCCCTCCGCATCACATCTTCCATTTTTGGCGCAAGCGTATTGGCAACCTCTTCACGCAACTTGATTCGCTTTGCGATCCACTTCCCTTGCACCATCAAATTTTTGAGATAGTTCTTCGACAACTTGGAAAACTCCGGTGTTTTGAGAATGTCACCCAACTCCGCGCCTGCCATGTATAATTGCTCTATCTTCGCAACATCCCATTTGCGCCTTCTCGTTCCGAGTGTCTCGGCGTTGTATTCCTGCTTCATGCAGGTTACTTATTCCATACCATTTTGCTTGTCAATAAATTTCCCTCCACAACACAACACAACAAACAAAACCTAAAATACACAACATGAACACACAACAAAACATAATCGAACATCTGAAAGATGCCGTAAACATCATGCACGAACACGCGCAATACAACGATGACGAACACAACGGGGAAGGTATAGCCGCCAAAACCTGTGAAGATGCCGTTGCTTTAATGAAGCGAATGCTTGAAGATTTAAAGGGAGTCCGTGCGCTTTTAAGAAAAATCGACAAATATCTCCCGCCTGACGACGAAGGGAGAATATCAGGCGAATGGATAGACGAACTCAACGAAACAATAATCTTAACCGAGGTTAAATACTAAAATGAGTGCAACAGAGAAAAACCAACCAACTTGTCTTCCACCGGAGGCATACATCCGCATCATTCGCCATTGCGAAAACAATGTGCCGAAGTTTCGTTCTTCGGTTTACCCAAAACCTCAACCAACCAAAAAGACAAAATGAGAACCTTTACCATGCACAAACAGAAGCCCTTGTTCCGTTACAAAGACTCTCCACTTAGTGGGGAGTCAGTGAAGAGGGAAATGATGGAAGCCTTGGAAGCCGTTCTGGATGCTTATGGTGATGGTGACACGCTCTTAATGATGCAGTGCCGCCGCGCCTTGGATAACGCGAGGAGGAATGGCCGATGAACATCCATGACTTGATGGCAACAGTTGAGTGGTCGCACCCCATTCAACTCAATACAAAGCGAGGGGTCAGACTCCTCAAGAAAGCTCCAATCACTCAGCAATTCTGGAAGGTTTACGGAGAAGACAAAGAGCTATTCAAAAAGCAGATGGCCGATGCTGGCATCCAGCTTGGCAAGTTCCGCGAGGAATGGCAGCTCACCCATTGGTCAGACGATCAACTCAAGTTTAAGCAGATAATCGTTTCCGATAATTCTGTTGAGGCAGTGCCAGAGCTTGATCTGATTCCGCTACTCCACCCCGAAGGCTTGTTTGAGTATCAGCAAACGAGCGTTCAGATGGGCGTTGCCTCAATGAACAAATACAATCGCGTGCTTCTCGGACACTCCACAGGCGTAGGAAAAACCTTTTGCGCCTTGGGTATTGCCAGAGAGTTAGGTAAACGCATTGCGGTCATGGCTCCAAAAGCAATCTTAACTGATTGGCATCGTGCCGCTAAGATGATGAAAGTGGAAACATTTGAAGTCACAAATTGGGAATGGGTCAGAACTGGTAAATCTAAAATGGGACGCTGGACAGATGATAAAAAGAAAGAGTTCCGTTATTATTTGCCTGATGATGTTATACTTATAATAGATGAAGTCCATCGTGGAAAGGCTGAAGGAAGTTCTCAGAACTCTTTCCTCGTTCGGGATTCAGTAGTCCAGAATATCCCTGCAATTGCATTGTCTGCAACCATCGCCGACGACCCGACGAAGCTCTGGGCAATCGGTCAGTTCCTCGGACTGCACCAAGGCGGCAAAGACTACTTCCGGTTTCTTAGTCAGAACGGATGCAGGAAAACCCGCTTCGGAATGCAGTTCACCGGAGGCAATTCTGTCCTAAAGAGATTGCATAGCCGAATCTATCCAGAGAAGGGGAATCGGTTGCGCCACTCAGACTTGGGTGACGCATTTCCTGAGACGCTTATCAAAGCTAAAGCCTTCGACATGGACAACGCAAAGAAGATTGCTGGTGAGTATGATGATCTCTGTAATCGTATTGAGGAACTACGGATGCAGGAAAACTTCTCCGCTAATGTTCTGGCAGAACAGACCAGAGCAAGACAAAGGATCGAAATGCTCAAAGCTCCAGCGGTGGCAGCAATGGCGCGCGACTTGATCGAAGAAGGTAATTCTATCTTCATCGCAGTCAACTACACTGAAACCCGTGAATGGCTCATGGAAGAACTCAAGACCGATTGCGCCATATTCGGAGGTCAGAACGAGATTGACCGAAGAGGCAAGATTGATTCGTTCCAGAATGATAAGTCGAGAGTCATCATTGGAGTGATACAAGCCTGCCGCGAGGGTCTAAACCTCCACGATCTCAACGGCAATCATCCGAGAGTCGCGCTAATCATGCCATGCCCTTCGATTTTCGACACCCGCCAAGTGTTGGGTCGGGTGCATAGAGCAGGTGGGAAATCCAAAAGTATCCAGTTTTTGGTTTACGCAGCGGGTGTTCCAATCGAAGAATCCATTTGCGAGAAGTTAGACGAGAAGTTAAAGCGTCTCGATCTTTTGAATGACGGGGCCATCGACCCTACCATCTCACTCGCACCAAAAGAAGAAGAAGAGAATCTGATTTAAAACCAGTTTCACTTAAACTTAAAAACCAGATTGGAAAAAATTCCTTTCTGGTTTTTTTGTTTTCTAAACTATTTCTGAAACTATTCAGAATATATTCTACTCGGAGATCAATGAATCTCCTGCGTTTCTGGCGGGGCAGAACCAGAGCGACAAGTCTCCCAAGGAATTTGGGAAAACTTGCCGAATGAATCATACGTTTCAGTATGGGTGTTGTCACCTTTCGCTTAACAATCCACGCCCAGCGGTCTTCCTTTACCTAGGCTAGTCTAATCTCGTTGACTAATTGCAAGTCGTCCCGAAGGACAGCATTAAGTTGGCAGGATAACAGTCTCAGCAGCCATTCCAACTCCACTCCTTCACCAGTATTTAGCAGACTACTCTCGGTGCGTCCTACACGCATCCCCGCTGGCTACACGATCCAATGGTGGCAAAAAAATTGGGCCTGTCGTAGCTAGCCGACTACAACAGACCCATTTTTTCAATTTGAAAATTAGTCTCCCAAGTCGGCTAGAACTTGATTGGATACAAGCACTCTAGCGAATCGAAAGCTAATGTCAAATACTTTTTTATCGGTTACGATACTTTAGCTGATAATCCGAGGGGCTTCCTCTTCCTCTTCCTTATCGAAGCGTTTGCGGAACTGAGAGTTTTGATAATACATGAATGCAAGTTCCAGATACTTGATAGCTTCAAACCCTTCACCCTTGCGGGATTCAGATTTGATGACCATCATCGCTGCTGTATGCAACAGGCTGGCCATTGCATGAACTCGTTCGTTTAGTGTCTCGTCGGCTGACTTGATGAACGTGAACGCTTCAAGGACTGCTTTCGAGGTTTCGTTTTGTTGTGTTGGTTCTGACATAAATTATTGTTCTTTCAAGAATTTCAACCATTCTCCTTCGGCTGGATCAAACCATGACTTGTCACCTAAATCAATTAGGAGTTGGTGTTCTTGCACTTCTTCGGGCATTGAGCGGAGGACTTCAGAGTTGGAGAAGTTACCTACATTGAGAAGAAGAAAACGATGACCGGATGGTTTATCTACTTCTTTACCCTGCTCATGCCGCACTCGGTTCCTTACTTCAGTTGAAGATAGCTTCTCAGTCTTCGCTGCTTCAAGAAGTTCCTGCTGTTTCTTGGTGCTGTTGTCACCAAAGTTAGCATTGCCAATCTCACGATAGACTGTGAATGGAAGGGCTGGATCGCGCTTATCGGCAGGGAATGCACGGCAAGCACGGGCATAACCGGAGACAGTTGGATAAGACTTCTTGAAGTTAGAGCAGAGTTGGTTGACTACATCCTCATGCCCTGCGTTCTCCAAGGCTACAACCGAATCACCGATGATCCATTGTGCGCCCGACTCCAGAGTCAGACCGAATGCAAATGCTGCTACCCAATCCTTCATCTCTACCTTACCTTTGGGAACGCACTGAGTCATCCCCGATCCAATGTCGAACTTCTGAGTGAACGAAGAAAGTTCCAATCCATCCTTCACACTCTGCACAAGAGCGAGGGATTCATTGACTGGTTCATCTTCGGTAAGTTCGACCTCAACTTCTTCTGCTACTGCTGGCATGGCAAGGCGTTCCTCTTCCATTTCCTCGGCCATATCCAAGTCAGCGGACATCTTCTCAAACATTTCGGCAACCTCATTTGGTTGGTCATCATCAATGTAGCTGTTGGAGGCTACCAGTTTCCACACTTCTTTCACCTTGGAGTCTGTAATCGCTACTCCGGGCCATTCCGATTTAGCAAACTCGACCATTTGCTTGAGATACTTTGACAGAGGAACGATGATTCCCTCTTGAGTTGGGCTGAACAATTCTAATTCTTTCTTTTTCATGTTGTGTTTAGGTTTAGGTTAGGTGTTCTGGGGAGAACAGGATTACCAAGGGATTTCGTCTGCTTCTTCTACTGGAGCATCGAGGTTGAGGTCTTCTGCTGCTTTCTCTACGCACTTAGCGAATGGAGTTGTGAATCCTTTCTCCAAGAAATACTCGTAGAGTTTAGTGAGGGCAGGCTTGCCGATCTCAGCCAGCTTCTTGCCGCCAAGTTCTTTGAACTTAGGATGTCCTTCTGGAACGATTGCTGAACCCCAGTCGTCGGGATTAAGCTCTTCCTTTGGTTCTTCCTTCTTTGGTGCTTCGGTCTTGGTCGAGTAGTGGATACCCTTGCGGTTAGCTTCGATGAAGACCGAGGAGACATAAGAGCGAAGAGTCTCTTCGTCTGTGATCTTGCCAAGGTATGCCATGCGAACCAAGGAGTCGATGTATTGGTGCATCTCCACGATCTCATCGAGTGCCTTCTCTGGATTATCGGTTACGATAACCTTGGGTGCTGATGTAACACGGGCAGGCTCTTCGCTTGGTCGGTCAAACTCAACCTTGCCAGTAGCTGTGACCTTGATGATGTCACGATCTACCTTGCCGTTCTTACCTTCGTAGGATTCATGCTCCAAGGATACTCCAGTCAAACCATGCTTGCCACGGACTGATGAGAGTGTGACTACATTACCTTTGATGCTTTGCTCCTGTGTATTGTTAAAGAACTTGAGGCCGTAGGTCTGCCCGTCGATCTCAATGTCTCCACCTTGGATGACAAACTCACCTTTCGGGCCGTTGAATGTCTTAGGTTCCCACAATTTAGTGACCTTGCCAGTCACCCGTTTGATGATGTCTTTCTGTTCGATTCCTTCTAATTGGTTACTCATAATTTATTTACCAGTTGTCTTCGTTTACTTCCAGTTCTTTGATTTCTTTGGTTGCTTTGTCGTAGATACGATAGAAGTCTCCTAATCCTCCCAAGCTAATGCGGATTTCCCATCGGCTGATTGGATCAACAGTATCATCTATCCTTGCTGGAGGTTGGTTTGCCATCCAGTCTAATGCCTCTTGCCTATTCTCTTCTGGCAGCATCGCCAGTCTTTCGATAGGTGGTAGCAGCTTACTATTCATTTGGTTTATTATTCGCGGCATTTAACTACTTCAGCTAAAAAGTTAATTGAACTTGCCAAGTCTTGAATAGCTGTAGTGATCGCTTTATTTGTGTATAAACTTGCTTGAATTTCAGCTAATTTAGCAACAACCATAGGATGATCTTTATGGAATTCTTTATTTACTTCCCATTGCAATATGTGTGTTGCTTTTTCCCAAAAATAAGCTGCATCAGATGCCCCGATTTCAACTTGTTCACTGGGCTTTAATTCTGCTCTAAAGTTATTCATTTGATTTCACTCCTTCTTTTCGTTTCAACAAATGCTCTCTGAGTTCAGCGTGGAATTTGTCTGATTTAACTTTTGCTGCCGCCTCCTTCTCTGGATCATAAACGAATTTACAGGTGTTAATCTCAATCAAATCAACTCCTCCTGCAATTAGGGTTCGGACTACCATTGATGCTTCATATGCTGTATCCGCTTTTGATACCAGTAACTCATCGAAGTTTACGCCAAACTCTTTGGCTCTTTCCACGTCAAGTCCGTTGGTCAAGTCTATCAACGCGCACAACCCGCCTGCTTCTTGGATGTGTGCAATTGCTGCGTAATGGGTTTCGTGACATCCAATATTTGGATCAATTTTTGTGATATTTTCAACTATTAGGTTATTCATATATTTGTTATTCTTTATAGGTTGTTTTGTAGTAGTGGCAGAAGGGGGCTACTGAGCAGTAACGCTCGCAACGCATATCCCCTCCGCTTCGTTTTTCGATTGAGTGTTTCGCTCCATAGGTAGGAAGTAAGTTTTGCGCCTCCTCCAATGTCTCGCACACTTTAGCTGCTCTCTTATTGCCATCTTTTTTAATGGCAAATGTATCTGGTTTAGCCCAGCGTTCCTTTGGATCACAAGCAGGGATGGTATCGTCTGGCATTGCTGCCGCCGCTTGGTGGAGTTTGATCCGCTCTGCTGCGTAGGCGATGCACTCTTCGTTATCCCAAAGAGGTATGTCAACAATGTGAACTGCACACTGAGGATACTCTTTATCAAACTCTGCCTTACTTGCCTGCCAGTCACGGAGGATGGCGACGATCTGGAGTTTCTTTGGGGAATACCCATACTCTCTCCAAAGTAGGGCGTTGCAGTTGAGTTGGGCTACCCACTCAGATTTTTGTCCGAGAAGAAATGAGAAGACTGAAGTTACCTTGAAGTCAGAAAGGATTCCCTTCTCTACTTCATACAAGTCAGTCTGTCCGGTCAGCGTCCATCCATTGATCTCTTTGTAAAGACGCTTCTCAGTCATCTCATCTTCTCCTCCTGCCAACTCAAGAACCTTATGCACTGACTGACCAAGCAATGCCCACACCCTATCGGATGCGTCTTCTACGATCTGGTCAGAGTAGCGTTTCTTGAGTTGGTTGATCTTCGGTGGCCCGATCAAGGTAGTCACTGAGATGTCAGCCTTCCTTTGACCTGCCATATAACCATCATGTGCCAACGCCCGATACATGGGTGCTGGGAGAAAAAAGTTATTCGTGATCGTCATCGTCAGGTTCGTCAAATGGTCGGCGGATTCCTTGTTTCCAATCGAGTCGAGCGCATTCTTGGTCGTGCCTTTCTTGCCGCTCCTCCTCAATCTCACTGCTCAAGTCGTAATCGTCTTCCATTACTCGTAGCACTTGGCAAGAATTTCAGCCACACCTTTGAGGTGGTCGCCCTGCTTGACTACTGCCTGTGCATTGGGAAGATTGCCGAGAAGGAATCGTCCGTCTGCTGCTGCCGATGATACCAAGCGGAGATAGATGTCACGCTGGAGTTCGGAGTTCACTGCTGGTTTTTCTGCTACTTCTTTTTTTACTGTTGGTGTGTCTTTCATTAGGTTTTTATGGACGGAGGTTGTGCCGTTCACAAGGCAAATCTACAGACTACGATTATCGTGTCAACATTTTTTTAATACTTTTTAGAAAATATTTTTATCGGTTCCGATAACAGAAAACGCACCCCAGATTTCTCCGAGGTGCGTCCCCTAATGAATAACATGAAACAAACCCAATGCAGTTTGCAGAACCAATCTACATCAGCCTCTGCGGGTGTCAAGGCTTTTTCGCAGCAACCCTAACTTTGTTCTCTGCGATGTCCCTTGCACGATTACCGATTCGCTCAACAACCTTGGTGTAAGCCTCCGGTTTCATCGCAGAAAGTTTCTCGTAATTCTTCTTCATGGACTTCGTGAGAACCGCACCATATTCCTTCACGAACATCTCGTATTCCTTGTTGGTTGGTTGCCTATCGAGCCTTTGTGCAAGCTGATTCCGAGTCGGTATGCTTGGCCCGCCACCCTTACTCAAGACTAACTCATGAAGCATGATTGATTCTCTGTCAGTCGGGATGTCATAGACAATCGGAACTCCGAGCTTAAACATCTTGCTTGCGAAGTCAGTTGATAGCGATGGTTCACCAAAAGCATTTAAGGATTTCGGTGCTACGGCAGGCCCGATGAATGGGATGTTTGACCATACCGCGCCATCCAGAGTGCGTCTATCAATCGGATCGTTGATGAAGTTCGATAGGTTACTTGCAAGACTTGTTCCTAATACTGGAATCAGAGTCTTTGCAGGGAAGGTCAACCCCTTGGCAACGCCCTCTACACCGATGTCTCCGTAGGTTCCGAAGAGTGATTTTGTGGTGAAGGCATACGGCCCACGGCGAAGTGCTGCGTCAAATACAAACCCTGCAACGATGCTCGCATCTTCCAATTGAGTTCCTGTATTTGCATCACGCTTTTGCTTCTTGCGAATCTCAAGGTCATCCACCGCGCCAAGCATCATAGCAGGCCAAGTGAACGCCTCAAATCCCCTCATCATGTTCAAAGTAAATTTGGTTTTCCCAAACGACACGATCATTGAGTTTGGCTTATTGCCTGCCTTATACCAAGAGTCGTAAAATTGAGCGTCATCTTTCCTTTGTGGCCCATTACCAGTAAATACTATCTTGAACTCATCTTCCTCTGGTTCGTCAGTTGAACTTCCGCGAAGTGAGGCAAGCGCAATCAATGCTACAGTTCCAGCAACCGCTTCATTGAATCTTTGCTGGCGTTGGAAGTCACTTCCCAAGGATTGAGCATAACGAGAGTCCATATTTTTTCCACGCATTGCTTTGTCTACCGCAAGGCGAACGAATCCATAAGGCGAGAACCATGCAGTCTCACGAATCACGCGAGCAGGGACGATGGCGAATCCATAGATCACCCGGCTAAATACCTTAATGAATTGGCTATCGCTTCTATTAGCAGCGTTAGCTACAGACTCCAACAACCACAATGCAGGAGAGGATGCCAATCCAGCGTCTTTTAAATTTGTCGCTTCTTCTTTGAATGCGTCGAGGGATTGCCTGTTCCTACCTACTGAAGACAAGGCATCGTTGATAGCGGCATCCATTGCAGATTTGATTTCTCCTGCTCCAACGCCTTCTTTCTCCAAAGATTTTTTCCAAGATGAAATGTAATACTCATCCGCGAGAATGCTCGCCTTGTTTTTATCGGTTCCGATAGCGATTTGATTAAGGTAGAAATCATTCTTCTCTTTCATCATGGCAGCGAAGACTTCATTAGCCTGCTTGTTATTCATCCCCTTGTTCTTCATTACTGCCATCGCATACTTGCTGATGTTCTGGTTCTGAAGTGAGGCAATCGCGCCGTAGTCGAGAGCATTCAAGATACGACGAACATAATCCATCATACCAATCATCATGTTCTTTACTCCGTCCGCTCGTTCTCTTGGTGTCTTGCCACCTTTGAACTGATCTACTCCGCGACGATAAAGCCTAAGAAGATTGTCATCGTTCACGATGTAATCCACATTTGAATAAACTGTGACATTGTTCTTGAAAGAGAAGGCAACTGTATTCGCCCACGATTTGATCGAATCCACAAAGGCAGTCGCCGCATTGGTGATAGCCTTTGGATTACCTTTGAGTGTTCCCGATCCAATCTCAATGATAGCATTCCGCATAGCAAATGCGATTGGTGAAAATGAGTTCACAGTCAATGTAGGGATACCACTCAATGCTTGTGCATCGTAGTATTGTCCGATGACATCCCTTGCTCTGATTGGCAACTTGGATTTTGAAATGATGTCTTGGATTGCTTTGTAGGCTTCTGATTTTTCAAGATCACTGGATTTTGGGTCAGCAAGGATAGTGTCGTTCTTGAGTAGGTTCTTGTATTGGTCTGCTGTGAATCCAGTCCATCCATTGAGTGCGGCAATATCACTTGCCATGTTGCGAGATGGATCAAGCGCACCAGAACGGATTGCTTGGAGAACTTGCTGGAATGCTCGTTTACTACGGACATTGCCATCCTTCCAAGGCGCGGTCTTGCTGACGGCATCCGTGAACGCTTGCTCTTTAGCCTGTGTGAAGCGTTTCTGGAGCGAGATGTCCATCAACTTCGCAATCCTTTCAGACTGGGCGACATTCAATCCTGCTTTGCGGAGGTAGTCGCGCATGACTTCGTATCTCCAATTTGGCTTCTGCTGTTCTTCAAGCGGAGTATCTTTGATTGCTTTGACGATTTCCGAGATTGATCCTTTCTCAATCGCACGATCAATGGATTTAAGTTGGTTGTTTAAAGAGTTGATTTCAATCTGCCTTCCTACAACATCAGCGAGAATAGTTGCTGGCTGTTCTTTCACCCCAAATCCCATGAGTTCTTTCACGAATGATTTCTTGAAGTTAGATATGATTTCAGCAGATTGACTTGGATCAAACATCCTATTCAGATTCAACTTCAAGGCATTCTTTACTGCCTCATGGACAGGATTCATTTGCGCTTCTCCGGGGAATGAAGGAGTATCTGATTGAATCTTAGCCAATCTTTCGATCTGCGATTGAGCTTCGTTCTCTGCCTTTTCTGCCTGCAACTCAACGCTTCCTTTAGCATCTTTGGCTAATTGCGCTTTAGCTTTAGCGGCATTGGACTTCAACTGCTTCTCTTGGATCAATGATTCAAGTTGATTACCTAAGTATTCTTTGAGTGCAGAATAGTCAGCAGGATTCTGTCCTTCAAATGTTACTCCAGCAATCTTGCTGATGATAGAATTAACCAAACGATCCTGCCTGCTTGATCCAATAACAGGTTCTTCGTTCATCAGTTTAGCAAGATCAGTAATACTCGTCTTTTCTTCTTTGAGTTCATTGAAGATAAGGCGGCGAAGCATTGCATCACTTATTGGTATATCCAACTGCCGCGCCATCGACTGATCCCAAGCGTTCTCTATGCCATTATACTTCAGATTGATGGCATCTTGAGCATCTTGATCTTCAGTTTCTGAAAGTTCTTTTTCCCGCTTGCGATTGATCTCATCCCTAATCTTTTCATCAGCAAGTTTGATTTTGTCGTTAGAAAGTGGCTTCTCCCCAAGGATGCTGGCTACTTGCTCATAGATGTCCATCTTGGTATTGGGTGGAGTTCCCTTTAAACCAAGAGATATAAGCATACTCTTTACAATGCTCCCAAGCTCTCGGTTCTGTGCATTATCAAGTTCTCCAAGTGGGCCGGGTTTATTCTCCGTATTAGCAAGTGTCTTCCAGAATCCAGACTCCAATCCAGAAGCCGCACCCTCAACCATTTTTCCTCGGTAGTTTGTGATGCCGCCAGTAAGGATTTTCTTTACGCCTTCCTTAATCTTCTGCGCCGACTCCCGCGCCTCAAGGTATCTCGTTTCAATAGTTCCACCATAGAGCTTCTGCAATGTAAGTATGGTAGATACAATTGGGTCTTTAGTAGGTGATGTAGCCTGAGCAATCTCATCTTCAATCTTTGCTACCAAATCTGTGCCTGTCTTCTTGCCTACTTCATCAAGCTCATCAGTCAATTCTTCAGCAGTTGGTTCTTCAACTTTCTCTACCGCATCGTATCCGATCTGGATAGAGTCAACTTGTTCTTTGGTTGGGTTTGGGCCGTAAACAAACTCAGCAGCGTAGTTGATGAAGGCATCCTGCTCGGCTTGCGCCATAGTAAGGAAGGTATCTTTCATCTCCCTTGCTGCTCGCAATGCCCTACCAGCATCACTTCGGCCTTCTGTTCCTGTTGGCAACCGATTGATATTGGTCATCATTATGCCAAGCATCATCTTCTGCCCTTCCGCTGCCAGCCTTACAGCATACTCAAAGAGGTCATTGACGAACAATGCAGCACCCATGCTTACTTCAGAAGCCGCACCAGTATCTTCTACAATCGCAGCAATATCATTGAGTTCATCAGCAAAATCCCTTCTTTCTTGCTTGTTGCCAGTCAGCTTTCCAAGCGCACGGAATGCTTCAATCGTATTCTGTTCGGTTACTTTGGTAGGATCAAATACTCTTTCACGAAGTAATGCCTTGGTTTTAGCTATGATGTTTTTTGGTGTGTCTTTCAACTCACCAATCTCTTCGCCCATTATTTTTTTGCGGGCTGCTGATGGGGCTTCTGTTACAGGTTTAGTTGGCTTTTCTGGTGTAGGCGTTGGTTGTTCTGGAGTAGGTTCTGCTGGCTTTTCTGCGGCTTTAGCTTTCTCACCTATCTTACCCTTACCTACATTGACTGCACCTGCCTCACCCTTCTTTGGAAGATACCCCATCAGTTCATTCAACTTCGCTGGCGCACCACTTACTGCTTGCCATACTTCCCCAAGAAACTCTCTCACCGCATCACCGAATCGCTGGATCATCTGTTTAGCCCAAGCACCAAACTCCATGCCAGCCTCGTAGATGTTCTGTCCTGCTTGGATGAAGTCTTCTTTGGTGGGGATTAGAACGCCGCCTTTTTCTCCGAGTTTTGGTTCATAAATTCCCTTCCACGCTGAAGGCCCGTTAGTTTTGATTCTGCGAACAACTTCAGCCACAGCAATTGGATTTGATTCAATCTTAAAAGTTCCATCACCCGGAATGTGAACAATATACTTTTGATTCTTATTATTCCTTCTTGCTATTTTTGAAGCAACCCCAAGTTCAATGCTTTGCTTTAGTTTCGCAGGAGATAAGTCACGAATATCAAAACTTGATGGGAGTTCTTTTTTTAGTTCATATTCCTCATTAGGTCGAACATCTCCATATTTTCCAACTGAAGCTACATATTCTCCGTCAATAAATATTGTGCCAAGACCATATTTCTTTTGCGCGGATGGACGAAACTCAACGGTTTGAAATCCAGCGGATGCTTTTGATTCCTCGACTAAACTCTCTAATGTTTGGATTACTTTATCAAAGATTTGTTTTGCTGCTCTTACACCCTTGATGTCAACTACCCTTTCAATCTCATTCACAACATCACCAGCAGCCTTACTTGTCGATGCCACGGGAGATGTCTTGGTTGGTTCTGTAGTTGTCTTAACTTCGGTTGGGGTTACTGGTTCCGTTATCGTTTCCGATACTGCGGGGGTAATGACTTCAGCTACCTTTGTATTTGCGATAATAGCGATAGGTTTCCCCGTCTTGTTTGCTATTTCTTGTAGCTTTGATACTTGATGATATGGAAGTGATGACCTCGCCGACTTTCCAGTGCCAACAACAGTTGATCCAGATAGCCCTGCTTCTTCACCAATAAATTCATAGAAGTCTCCTATCTTGAAAATAGGCGTGTATCCCTGCAATGCTTCCCTCGCTTTGGTTGCCTTTTGAGGCAATGCACCCATTGAATCAGTCACCTTCTTGCCGACTACATTTTCAACTGAGACTGGCTCCGTTATCGTTTCCGATACTGCGGGGGTGATTGGCTCTTTCTTGTATTTATTTACAAGTTCAGCGATAGCGTCTTTGCGCGTTTCCGTTGATAGAAGTCCCAACCAAGGCATTCCTTGAATTGCCTTCCCTTGAGTTACAGCATCTTCTCGAACGCCAGCATCATACCAGTATCCACTTTCTGAATCTTTGAAAATCCTATATTTTTTATCCCCAATCGACACATTGTATTCTCCATCCATAGAGAAATTTTCTCCACGGGAAATTTTAACAGTAGGTTCTGCAATTGGCGCAATCTCTGGCGCGGGAGCTTCTGCTGGTGCAGCTTGCTCGGTGACTACTGGCTTCCTTCTTGCTCCAGCGAATACATCAAACACTCCAGTCTGTCCTCCGTAGGTTCCCTCTGCGGTTTGTTCTTCAATCGTAGGCGCGGCGGGCAATTCAGCAGGTTTAGGTATAGATACTGGCTTGCGCGTTATCTCTCCGAATACATCATAGACTTGTTCTTCTCTGCCATAGGTTGCGCCCAGTGTTTCGGTGGGCAATACATCAGTCGGTAGTGGTTTTGGTTCAGCGGGTGCGGTAATCGTTTTTGCTAACGCTGCCTGTTGTTCTTCTATCGTAGTTATCGTTTCCGATAATCCAAACTTGGCAGCTTCAGTTTTAAGTGTAGCCAACTTCTTTTGGTCTGCCGCAATGTCCAACCTCAAGCTATTTGCTTCTGGTGAAGTAGATTCAAGTGCATCCAAGTCTTGTCGTTTGTTATCAATGCCCCGCTCCAGCCTTGTAATCTCTGTAGAGAGTGCTTGCGCCGCTGGATTATCAGATTCCAAGTCGCGCATCCTGCGGTTAGCTTCCTTCTCAATATCGGTAAGAGCCTTCTGCTCTGGACTCGCAGCTTCGATAGCACCCGCTGCGCCACCGATAAGACCACCAGCAACAATTCCAGTTGTAGCACTTTCAATTGCGCCTTGGAATGTCGGGACATTAAAGCCTTCTCTTTGTAGTGCTATGTTAGGAGCAATCGCTTCCTGTGCGCTTTGGACACCTTCGATTGGAGCTTCCGCGCCAGCACCCTTCAAGATGCCTTTGATAATATCTTCACCAACATCCTTGCCTTGTTTGGAAAGAACGCGAGTCAAGATAGCTTCAGCACCCGTAGATGCAGCGAGAGCGTTTAGTCCACCGCTGAGAAGAAGTTGATCCAAGTTTTTGCCATTATACGCTTGCGCCCGTGAAGCGATAGGCTCAATCTGATCTTCTGGGACACCTTGCTCACGAAGATAGTCTTTCGTGCCTTGGTAGATATTCCCCTTACCCATACCTACACCTTGGGCAAATCCAGTTCCTATAGTAAGACCAACCTGCGCGGCTTTAGACAACTGCGCGGCCTTGCCTGCCACACCAAACACTAATTGAGGAACCATATACCCCAAAGTATTTGCAGTCATCTCTGCTGGTGCAGATGCGAATGCTTCAAATCCCGCCGCAACCTTATCTAAGAATCCACCATCTTTAGCCTTCTGTAGAAGCTCTGATACTCGCTTGGAATCTTTCTTTGATTCAGCAGAGAGTATGCTATCCATGTAGTCCTCATAACCAGCGATGGATTTGGATACTTCATTATCCGCGCCAAACAAATCCGTGTATCCCCTCACCGCACTACCTACACCCTTGGCAAACTGAATAGGTATATCAGCCGCTTGACGCAAGAGTCCAGATGGTTGCTCTGTAACTTCATCTAAAAATTCAAACTCAATTCCAGAATCATTCGGTTTTGTCGTAGATGGTTTTTCAGACTTGCCACTAACTTCACCAAGAAATTCAAATTCCATAGGTTGATTATTTCACTTTTGCTGGCTCTCTGCCAATATAAATAATCGTTCCAGCAGGAAATTTCTTTTTGCTGGATTTCACTTCGTCAGCATTTTGAAATACACGACCTTCAGATTTTGCAGCGTTATATGCTTTTTCTGTTTTGGCAAATAGCAATTCTCTTTCAGTTTTTAGATTTGTAATCTTTTGAATATCAGCTTGAGCTTCTTCTGATGTTTTACTTCTTGCAGGTATATTTCCTTCAGATGCAAGGCGACCGCCTCTTTCAATAGTTGTAGAACCCAACCGCTTGATTTGTGCGTCAATATCCTTAATCCGCGCTTCAACATTCTTGGCTGTTTCTCCAGCTTTAGCGGCTTGTCCTTGCTCAACTATTTTTTGTAGAGCCATCGCCTCTTCTGGGATTTGAGGAGCGGTAGTAGTAAATTGAGTTGCTGGCAGTCCACCTTGAGTTTGCGAGGGAGTTTCTGTTGCGGCGGGTTTTTCGCCTTGTTGTGGGTAGAATTTCCATCCAAATCGCTCAATCAATCCCGGCGCATCAATAATAGTTTCAACAGCTTGTGCTTCACTCATTCTACGAGGGTCTGGCTTGCCATCAGCACCCATTGGTCTTTCCATAGAAAGCATTCCAGCATCTTGACCTTTAACAAATATTCTTTTAACTGCAACTTGTTTTCCATTTACATCTTCAACCACATCATCGTCAGTTGTGATTTGCGTAATATCACCACCAGCCATCTCCATAATATCACGGAGTTGTTTATTTTGTTTGAACATTGATGAGGCTACACCAATGTTTTGAGCAAACCCTTCAAATGCAAGTTGATCTTGAGTCTTTTCTTTTTGGCCGTATGTTTTTTCTTCTTGTCTTTCAAGCCCAGATTTTTGAGAAACTTTTTGAGTTCGTTTAACTCCAGTAACCTCTTGCGCTCTTGCCATTGATGGCCCAGTAATAAAGCCTTGCCCGAATCCCGGTATGTCTACCCTAATATTATCTGCTGGAGGTTGATTACTTGTATCAACAATTTTTCCTACAACTTCAGATTTTTGATCTGGTGTATATGCTTTATAGTCTTGAATTGCAGATACAGCTTTATTTTTTGTTTCCTCATCAGCAATATATAATGATGCGTTGCCAGTTTCCATTCCAAACGAAAATGGAGTTTGTTGATCTGATAACCCAGCACTAAATCTTTGAGGTTTATTTACAGGAAGATTTTCTGAATTTTGTTGATCTAAAATATCATAAGAGCCGCCAACAGTTGTATCTACTTCGACTGGCGCATTCACATCAACCAATGAAGTAGAATCATCCATTTCTTCAAATGAAGGAACTTCAAATCCACCTGCCGATTTTCTTGAAGAACGACTTTGATATGCGTTAATTTGTCTCTGCCTCAAGAAGTCATTCGCTGCTTTTTCATTTAACTTTAGTGCCGTTTCTATTGGCAGCAACAAATTTGGATTATTTATCACCGATGGGTTTGTAATAAACGGCATCAACTTCGCATACGCCTCACCAGTCTGTCCTTGTCCAGCAAGTGTCATCGACTCCTGCATACTCTGCTGCAAGAATGGTAGCATCTCCTGCGCTTGCTTCTGCTGCTCGCGTTGAGCTAAAGCCTGTCCCACATTCTGACCAAGTTTAGCCAAAGAATCTCCAACCCATGCGGTAGATTCCGATGCGCGATTGGTTCCTGTCATTATGAGTTCTGCGATAGACATATTAGTAAATCATACTTCCTATTGATCGTTCTGGTGTATATGCTGATGCTACTTTCTTCGCTTCTGGGAAACTTCCGTATCCACCAAGTTGTGCTGCCGCTTGTCCACCATAAGGGTTACTTCCTATATCTAATCCTTGATTGGCTGCACTAATCTTTGCCCCACTAAACAATGCGCCAGAAGTAGCCTTGCCAATGTCAGATACACCTTGACCGACTGCTTGCTGTGCAGCATAACTTGCGGCGATGTTTTCTTTATTCGCTCCGTAGATTTGCGTAGCAAGACCAGACTGAGCATTGTAGATGTTAGAGAACATATCAGATGTCATCTTAGCTTTCTGCAATCCAACCTCTGCTGCTGCTGTTTGGTAGCCAAGTTGCAGTCTTCCTACATCAAGTGGTTCTGCTGTGAATGCCCTCGCCAACTGCTGCCAGTTCATTGCCGTGTTTTGAACTGATGGCATTGCTGCCAATCCAGTCTGTTGAATCTGTAATGAAGTTAAACCAAGGTTACGCGCCATTTGCCCTTGTGCCGCTTGGAATCCTCCAGCTTGCCCTGCTGTTGCTGGATTGAATCCCGCTCCTGCACTCTCGGCAACATTACGCGTGATCTGTTCCTTAACATCTTGTGGTATATCGCCACGAAGATAGTTGGAAATAACATCCATCGCTTGCCCGATTTGCGCTTGCGCTTGCTGACGTTGTTGTGCTGCTCCGGGCTGGAATTGCTCAAGTTGTTGAAGATAGTAATCTGAAATCTTGCCAGCTTGACTAATCATGCCGGGTTTTTTGGTAACAATTTTATCAACAACTTTTCTTTTGTTTTTGCCTTTACCAACCCATCTAACTTTTTCAGTAACTACTTCTTGATCTTCTAAATTATATTGTGGTGCTTGAACACCTTGAATCATTTTACTGACTTGTTGTTGGCCTTGTTCGTATCCAGCAACGGCTTCTCTCTGTTGTTTCTTAAATGCTCCTGCCGCTGCGCCTTGACCCTTCTTTGCCCTATCTGCTGCCGACATTGAGATAGCCGCCGAACCCGCTGCTGCACCTACAGCTACCACGCCAGCAGCAATAGCGAATCCGCTGGAGTGAAACATCTGAGAATGTTTATCGTTGCCTAATGGGTTTGGTAGAAGAAATCTCATTTGATTAAGTCGGTTCGGTTATGCCGCCACTTCTGCACCCTTGGGTCTTCCTTGGCGATGTGAGGATTAAAGTCTCTTGAAGTGATCGTGTCAATAATTTCGTCTGGATCAGTCAAGTCTGTGACATGGCAAGTAGTCCAGATTGTGTCTCTATGAGTGTAGAGCATACGCCTTGTTCCAGCTTCTGTAATGCCGCTGTAGCCTGTTTTGTAGCGGTGGGCAGGGATGCCATGATACCAGACAGTCACATCACCCTTCATTATGAAGAATGGATGCGTTGTCAGATGGAGCAAAGTTGTGAGAATCGTATCCTTCGGCATATAGATTTCCCGAATATACATACCCGGAGTGAACCTATGCACCAGCGGACATTCTCTTGGAGGTAGTTTCAGAATCTCCAAGTCCATCAAGTTTAGCTCGTAGTTTGGATCGCCATATCCAATTACGCTCTTTGCTTCAATCTTGTCTGGAATTGTCAGCGTCATCGGTAGAGGAAATAATCGTTTGGCGTTGGTGACAATATATCAGCACCGATTAGGTTGTCTGCCCGACTATAGTTTGCTATCCGCAATGGAGCGCAAGTTGGAATTTCTAAGCCTTCCATCTCCTTCTCTTGTTCTTGCACGGCCAAAGCAAGGTTACTCAAGAACTCTTGCGCCTTACGATTCTCACGCGAGTTCAATGCAAGAACCGCATAGATCATTGCATCTGGGATGAACTCAACCAACTCTTTCGGGTCGGTCAAATCAAAGTATTTCTTCGATGCGTAAAGCGTAATACACTCGCAGGTCTTGGGTGCTTTGAACCTACGGAAGGTTGGGTTAGCATCGTTCGGTTGATAGATTGCTATCAGCGTCTTTGCTTCCAATGCGGTATCGTAGGCATACACCCGAATCCTACCTTTAGTTACTGGCTTGGTTACTGACCGAATTCCTTTCACAAGGAGATCAGACTTTGCCAGCGTTGGAGGATTGGCAGTGGCTACCTTAACCTTGTGGTAGGTGTCATACTGGTCTTGCGCTTCAAACATCAACTCTACGCCGATGTCTTCAGCTTCCTCGGCCATTACTCCGATTTGGTAGGGATGCGTTGTGTAGTCACGGAAGAGGACATGGAGTCCTCCTACTTCTACGATCCCTCTATGGCATGAGTGATCCGCATGGAGAGCAAAAGCGTTGGTCGCATTGAACCACTCATCCCCGAGACTGGCAGATTCATTTCCGATCCAAGCAAGTTTGATTTGCTCATAACGGGCTGGAAGCGTGAAGCAATCGTTCACGCAGCAAATCTGGACATACTCTTCTTGGCTTGACCAAGCACGCTTATTCCACAACAATCTACGAGCTTGATTAACAGCCTTAACAGCTCTATCATAAGAACATACACCAGAATCACCCACAAATCCTTTAACAATCTCAACCATTTCTTCTAATGTGTCAGCCATATTTAGATTAAGTTTAATTGTTCCTCAAGTGGATTATACCATTTTGCTCTATTCTCCTTCCTCCAAAGAGGGCGAAGATTTGAATAATGATTTAATGCCATTACTTCTTTTTTTGTCTTTGCTGACTTGATAGGTTTGATGTGGTCAATATCCCACAAGTCCCTGTTGTGCCAACCCTGTCCTTCTTGGAATCTGGCTTCAATATATGATTTAAAAAAGCTCCAAGAACATCCAAGTATTTCTTCTGTTTTGGTATCCTTGTTAAAGCCTTTTGTTTTAATAGATATTCTTATTAGAGTTCCAATATTATGCTTTAATCTATTTAGATAGTTTTTCTTTCTATCAAGATAGTTACGCATATACTTTCGTCTATTCTCTATTTTTTCTGGATTTTGATAGTAACTTTTAAAGTATTCAGCTTGTTTAATCTTTGCTGACTCCTTGTTTCTTGATTTTGCAGCTGTGGCTTTTTTTCTCGCCCTGTATTCTGGGTTATTTTTATTTTTTAACTTATACTCACGAGAACGAATGCTTACATTATCTATTTCTTTTTTCCAAGCAGCAGGAGATAACCATTTCTCGTAAGTTTTAACTTCACCAGATTTGGTTTTCTTTCTATAAAATTTACTAAAACGATAGCCATCCTCTCTGGTGTCGCCGCGCTTGAGCTTGCGATCCAAAGAAGATGAGCAACAACTATCGTTGAAAGCTACCATAGGGATTATCGTTTCCGATAATTATTTTCCGCCAACGGGCTTTCCAGATTTAGGAAGCGGTGCGCTGGAGTATGGGTTCTTACCAGTGTTAGGCGGATTCATGTTTCCCATACCTTCACGGATCATGCCGCGAGTAGGTGCGCCGCCGCTAACGAGTTTCGGATCAGTTCCTTTTAGTGGTGTCATATGTTTATTTTCTTTATGGCTTTGTTGATTACGAAGTATGAACTGCCATCCATTCAATACTTGTTATTTGAGAAATGTTGTTTTCAACACGGATTGAAAAACCCGCTGTTGTTTTGCTTCCAGAATTCAAAGAAAATAATGGAGTAGCTGATGTTGAAATATTTGTTCCGCAGATTGGAGTAATTGATACTGCATAATTTGCATCCGGAAGTGCAGTAAAAGAAACTGTCTGAATTGAGTCATCTGGAGGAACTCCGGGTATTACCCCTCTTCTTACTTTTACCGCTGGCTCTAAAGCATCGACTCGCGTATCAAGTGCGGTTATCTGCGTTTGCTGGTCAGCAAGGTCTTCGTTGATTTGAGCAACTTGCGCTGGAGTTACATCGCCAAGTCCCGGCACATTGATAGTTCCGTTAGTAAGAACCTCATCAATGAACTGCTGAAATACACTTTGCCAGTTACCAGTTGGACAGAAGTCATCTGGAACATTTGGGAATGTAAGTGCTGGAGACGAAGATTGATTGTCCATAGCGTTTAATTTACGATATTATATTCCCAATATTTCTCTTGGCAACACAAAAATGGTTCACACTCTTGATTTTCTTCGGGGCAATCTCCTACTGGAGAGTCATCGTTGTTCTTGATATTTGCCATCAACCTTACTCGGTCAACTGTAGCTGCTCCAGTTAGGTTTACTTTGATCTGGAACTCGCTTCCTTCTACTGATGGGATGCCTGCCAAGTCATTGCACTCGCTTGGGTCTGGCGTGTTAAACTTGTAGCGTTTGTAGCGATTACCACCTCGTTGTGGGAAGCATTCAGTTACTTTAGGCGAGCATGGATCACACCCGAATGTCGTAGGCACTTTCAGTTCTGACCAGCAAGGATTAGAGTCGGCGCGGAACTCAACATCACTTTCTACTTGTCCCTTAATCTCACTCATCCACATTTCTCCACCAGTGATTTTTTTACGGAGGAACTTGTTGGTAGCCCCGCTTCGGTTGAAATCATACCTGCCAGTTGTGAAGAAGGATTCAATCTGCCTGCTTCCATTAGGCCCGTAGTCGTCGCCTTGGGCTATTGTGAACTCGTAAAGTCGGTTCTTGTTGTCTGCGTCGAATGAGAATCCGAATCCGCGCTTCTCACCTTGGATCAATGCAGTCAGTAGTTGAGTTGGTCTAATGCCTGTCCAAATTCCATTCCAACGGAAAGAAAGTTGTGCGTCTGGTGCAGGTGAAGAAGATTGATCGAGGTCGAGAACTACCATGCCCCTATGATACCTATTCAGTCCTTCTACACCTTCTGCTCGGTAGGTCTGTGGAGATACTGTGCTGATGATGTAGTTATCAAAAAACATCGTAGAAGCGAATTGCTTCAGCCAAGGAGTATCATTCTCGACCCACTTGTTCACTTCCCTCGATAGTTTACGAAGTGAGAAGTATCTGGCAAACTCAGATTGGCTATTAGAATAGAATGCCCAACCATCGTGTGATCTAAACCAAAGCTCAGAGTTGGCGAGTCCAAGGTATGGCGATGTGCATCCGCGCCCAAGGAGTGAGATGCGTTGGATGTTCGATGTATTCCATTGGCTTCTTGGGATAGACACATCCATCGAGAATGCTCCATTGCCAGTAAGGACTACAAGCTCACCTTGACCGCGAAGGTTAGTTCCAATCTGTGGCATGACTTTCATCCCTGTGATATTCCCCATCATGGCTGGAGTTGAGAACGCCCCGCCCTCTGCCCAGTATCCTATCTCTGTGAAGTTCTCGGTATTCTTGGTGTCGGTAAATCCACCACCATAGATGATGTCAGAAGCGTAGATTTGGTTGAACTTATCAGCTACGAATACTCTCCCGAAGGCATACTCCATGATCGTTCCAATCGGCATCTTTGCCAAGTATGGATTTAGTCGGTAGGCAGGTAGCTTAACTGTCCCTGTCCCAGTTCCCCTTTGAGTATCTGTAATGACTGCTGTGAACTTAACTCCAATCGTATTGGATGGTGCGCCGATCAGAGTGAAGTTTGTAGTTGTAGTTCCAACTCCAAGCGAAACAATCTCGCAGTAGTCTCCATTCTGGATTTCACTTGCAGTCAGCGTTCCTAATACTCCATCCCATGCTATAGCATTTTGGTAGCCATTTTGGATGTATGCCCGATCTTCAGCTTGCACGAACCATGTGTGCATCATGCCCGGATCGTTGCCTTCAATGACCTTGTAGGCAAATGCTCGGTTGTTTACGATCTTGAGAAAGTAGATAATCCCAGATACAGATAGCAGAATACCATCGCTTGTTCTAAAGTTAGTTGCACGATATGGATACGCACCTTGGAAGCTACCACCAAGAATATCGTTAACGATAGTCTCTGGTTGGTCTGCTCCAGCGATAATCGGGATGTTCCGAATGCTCGGCCTTGTTCGGTTGATGCCACCTCGGAATGTCCTGTTTACCGACTCTGATACTACAGACTCTGGTAAATACGATGGATGAGTATCTGCGTCTTGCGCGATGATACTTGTGAATCCATCAAAGACTGATCCTTCTGCTGGCATTAGTAAACAATACGAAGGTCACCAGTTGCCGTTTTGTAAACTGTATTCGCTGCAAGTCCTCCAGCTACTGCCGCTGTATTGTCCGCATAAGTAGGAACATTACTAATCTGTAGCACAGTAGTTGGTTCTAATGAAATAGCATTTGATCGGATAGCAGCATTAGTTCCGTTTGTTAAAATCCTTAAATCATAGTCATCTGATGTTGGGGATTTTAAATCAATAAACGCTCCAGTTGTTCCGCTTAACTCAATAGATCCTTGTCCTGTTGTGTTTTCTATATCAAGTGAATTTCCTTTAATATTGTTATCACAAATAAACGATCCTGCAACGTGAAGTTTTTGAGTTGGCGATGCGGTTCCAACCCCAACATTTCCAGTTCCCGGATTTAAAATAATATTTTGATTATTACCTGTTTGAATAGAACCACCTGATCCAGATGTTAAAATCCTTAAATCAAAGTCGTCTGATGTTGGTATTTTAAGATCAATGTAAGCATTATTTGTTCCACTTACTTCAATAAATCCAGTTGTTGTATTGCCATTTACATTAATTGATTTGCAATTAACTAATCCAGTAGTAGTCAATGGTTGGCTACCAAGATCAACTGGGCCAGATTGAAGAACACTATTGATCGTAGCAAACTCAACATTTCCATTGTTTGAATTGACGACTTGTTTAGATGTTGGAGTCTGAATCGTTTTCTGACAAGCAGCGGAGTCTTCTACCACCAATCGTTTACCATTGGCAGTTGTTTCGAGTGGTTCACACAACAACGGAAAGTTTGTGTCGCATGGTGGGCATGGTGTGCAGTGGCTCATATATTATTTTCTGCTTTTTCTCTGCGAGCGTCAAACTCCAAAGCGCGTTGCTCTTGGATTTGTTGGTTAATATGATTAATCAATGGTGCAGATACTCGGTATGGCAACTCTACCAATGCCGCACTCAATACTTGCAATTGTTGATCGTTGAATTCAATTTTCATAGTGCTGAAACAATAAAGGATAAAAGTTCTTCATATCTTACTCCATATCTATTACCAGATGCACGATATGGTTCAATAACATTTCCTTCATTGTCCTTTTGTTCTTCAATTTCATTCCATTCATCGTAGCAATAAAATCCATATTTATTAGGATCAAGGCCATGCGACTTCATTATATCACCAATTTGTTGAGCGGATGCGCCAAAATGAATTCGTGCATTATCACCTTTTTCTTCAATAGATGAATTGAATTTAAACTTACGAAGATTTTGTTTTATTTCAAGTGCAGCTAATTTTTCAACATCCTCAATTTGAAAAAATGTCTTCTCTCTTGCATCAGAAGTATTGATTGTTCCAGATGCGGCGTATACTTGTGACCACCTACGCGATGCATCTCCTAATACTCTTGTAGCATCCGCATCTGGCCTTGTGTTTTGCAATGTGCAAACATTAATATTCGCATCAAATCGTGCTATATCTTGCGATCCATCTGAACTCTGAATACTAACAACTCCGGTTCCTTTTGGCCTGATACGAAGAGTTGCATTTATTGATTGTGATCCACCCTGAAGAAGTGCAAATCCAGAATCATCTCCAATAGTTAAAGAGCTTTCTGTTAGATTTGATTGCGCTCCTTTTATGATAGAGTTTGTTATGTTGTATTCAGAAAAATCAATTCCCCTAAAAACAGACGGAGTTATACCACTTGTATTATTTGGCCCTGCGATTACTTTAATAATTGTGCTATCAGATGCAAATGGTTGTCCTCCATTTTTTGAAGAAAACAAAATTCCAGCACCATACCCAATGTGACCTGACCCATATCCAGAAATTCCAAGCGCGGCATCCGTTACTGCTCCTCTACTTTTATAGTTGCAAGCAATATCAATACCTGCTTGATAACATGAAGAATGACCAACTCCAGTAGCTTGAATGTTCGCTTCAAGCCCGCAAACATTTTTTAGATTTTTAGCATCACCAGACAAATAAACATTTGTATTTCCTCCAAAATATGAACCTTTTGATCCAGCAATTGTAGTATCTATTCCATTTTGATCTGTATTCCCAGTTGTATTTGCAGCAAAAGCAACAAATTCTGGTTGAGTATTAAGAGTTGATTTTCCTAAAACTTCAAGTGAACTTAAAACATTCCCCCTGCTGCCATTACTTGTGTTTCCTCCAAGGTATCTATGTCTAAATGTTGTTCCAACAAAACTTGCAAATCCAGTTGCTGTTCCAACAGATACATCTTCTGTCAAGTCAACAAAATATGCTCCGGGGCTAAATCCACCAAATGTTCCGCCTCCTCTTTCCCCTTGGTTGCCAGTCATTTTTCTACTGACAAGCCACTCTTGTTTGCTATTTCCGTCAGCTAAAGATACAACCCCTCTTTCAATCCATGTTTTATATCCAGCATTGTAATCTCCTTTTGGAACAAAAACTGGGCCTAATGTTGGGCTTGCTATTGCGGCATCAAATGCGGCTGAATCATTTGCAACACCATCTCCAACTGCTCCAAAATCTTTTACATTTGAAAAATATGCAAACCTATCTTCTAATGATATTCCTGTATTTGATGATGTGGACAAGAATGGTGTTGTTTCATCAAAAGCTGAAGCATACCATACAGACCCATCCCACACATACAATAGATTATCTGTAGTATTAAAATATAATGCTCCTTCAATTAGAGGATTCCCATTATTGTCAGTGGTAGGCGCAGTTTCTTTTGCGCCAAGATAAACTTGGCTGAATCCATCTGAGGCATATTGAGCAATTCTTGCGTAGTATGCAGCCTTGTTGGCAATCTCATTCATTGCAGCCTCACTTGGGCCGCATGGATTGCATTTAGAACTTCTGGAATTTCCGCAACTCATAGTTTTTATCGTTAACGATAGTTTAGGTTAAGTCAAGCGTTTTCCACAAGTAAATATGGAATTGTCTTTTGGTTATATCTACTCATTTCCGAGTAGACTAGATTTATGAACCCGTCCCATTGTGGTGGATAGATCGTTTGGCATCCCAATGACGATGTTGTGTTATACCCGCCCTTATGGATGTTGATTGCTACTCCCATCGAATCACCTTCGCCATCTCGCGTAACAGGGAGTTCTTCTTTTCCGTTAGCAGGTCGCAACGCTGGGTAGCCGCCTCCGGGTTTAGAGATACCATGATTGCCCTTACGATACCTGTGAACGCCCGTTTTAAGAACCGCGATACCTTTCTTAAAAACTGATGGATCAGTATTGGCGTTGAAAGTAGCATGAACAGAAGGAGATAGTAGTATAATCGCATCGTCGTAGATGCCCCTTTGGTTTCCAGATGGCGCGAATGTTTCAGAGTAATATCCCCTTATTCCTACCAGCGCAACGCGATCTTCAATTCCTGCTTTGATTACCATAGCAAGGGTCTTCTCTTTCGCTTGTTGCGGTCTGGAATTAGGAACCATGATTAGCCCTTACGGATTACATTGATTAGTCCGACGAGGCCGAGTCCAGCGACAAGAATAGCTTCTTGAAGTTCTGGTTCGATCTTCACTCCGACTGCCGTAGCAATCAGAATCAATCCGCGCCAAGTGCTATTTTCACTCAAGCGTTGAAGTAGTATATTTACGATTTTCATTTCTTTGTTCCTTTTGGTTCTGGAAGTTCATAAGTAAAACTTCCGTATTGTGTCTGTAGGGAAATTCCAAGTGTCTCGCACCCCGTCAAAAATGCCATTGCGAGAAATGCAAGCGAGATGATGATAAGACCAAGTGCGATTTGTTTAGGGTTCATTTGTTTTTATTCCAGTTACGAGCAAGAACGATAAGTGACCCGATACCTACTGCGATACCCACAAGAAGAGATACAATGCGTAGCCATGCCTCAACTTCTGGCAGCAATGAAATACCAACTGATGTTGCCGTAGCAAGAACTCCTGCCATGCCTGCGTTAAATGAGTGCGTGTCCATTATGAGTTGAGAATGTTAAATCCATCTGTGATTGCTTCGTTGAAAGTATATGGAGCAACAGGCCAATCTGATTTACTGACTGGGGTTGCCACATATTCTGCAAGGATACTATTTGCCCATGCTCGCACCGCATCCATCAAGAATGATGCCTTACCAGCGAGAACAAGTTGTCTTTCAACATCTGCAAAGGTTACGAGTTGCGTAGCGTCATATCCTTGATTTGTTAGCCACTGCTCTGCGGTATATAGCACGATTGAATTTGGATTTACAGGAAGCGTTGCGTAATCAATTTTGCTTTCAAGTTTAACAATCGTTCCAACTGGAGGTTGCCATGTCTGCAAGTTCCCATCCCACAGAATAACATTATCCAACCATCCACCTACTTTATCTAAAATGACGTATCTTTGAACCATAGATTAGAAGTATGTTGTTACGATGACGATTCCTTGACCACCAGTTCCGCCAGCACCAGAGTTTCCAACAGCTTCAGTGGATGCGCCTCCTCCTCCACCCCCGCCTCCATAGAGTCCACCATTTCCTCCAGAGTTTGCATTTCCAGTAGCGGAAGCACTGCCACCGCCACCTCCTTGCCCAAGTGCGGTGATAAGACCGTGCGGAGTTGGCGATGTGTTGACTCCTGTGCCAGCGAGGTTTGTTGAGTTGATTGCGCCACCGTTAGAAGCAGCGAATAGCGTGTTCGCAGAATCAATTCCCCCACCACCACCCGCGCCAGAGACAAATGTTGCTCCGGCGGCATTTACTGCGGCGGTTGTTGCCGCGCCTGCCCCGCCTGCCGTTCCATTAAACTGCCCCGATCCTGCTGTGCCACCATTTGCCGTGGCGACGAATCCACCAGAGCCGCCTCCACCTCCACGGCCTCGAAAAATTCCAAAAAGAGAATCGCCACCTGCCGCTCCTGCGCTTCCGTTTCCACTAGCAGCGGTTACAGATGCTCCCCCTGCACCACCTGCGCCAACTATAACCGATACAGTTGCTCCTAAAGATGATGCGTCGAATGAAATAATGCTTGTTCCAGCACCTGCACCCCCTCCGCCACCGCCACGCACCGATGCAACTGCTCCTTTGCGTCCACTGCCCCCGCCACCACCACCGCCGACAACTTGAACTTCAACGGATTTTGCACCAACTGGTTTAGTCCAAGTTCCGCTTGCCAAGAATACTTGGACATCTGCTACCGCCATGCCGCCAGTCGCTCCTGTCGCACCAGTCGCACCCACACCAGTAGCTCCGGTAGCTCCATCTAAACCAGCAATTCCAGTCGCGCCTGTCGAACCAGTAGCACCATTGCTTCCTGCAACGCCAGTTGCGCCTGTAGAGCCAGTCAACCCTGTTGCTCCTGTAGAACCTTGAATTCCAGTCGCGCCTGTCGCTCCTGTAGAACCAGCAACGCCCGTTGCACCTGTGCTGCCTTGTTCGCCTGCAACTCCTGTGGCTCCTGTTGCGCCTTGAACGCCTTGGATTCCGGTGGCTCCAGTTGCTCCATCAATGCCAGCGGTTCCTGTAGCACCCGTGCTTCCAATCTCACCAGTCGATCCTGTAGCTCCTTGAATCCCGCTTGATCCTGTTGCTCCTGTAAGACCAGTTGATCCTTGGATTCCAGTGGCTCCGGTAGAACCAACATTACCTTGAATTCCTTGAATACCTGTTGCGCCCGTAGAACCTTGAAGTCCAGTTGCGCCGATGCCAGTAGCCCCAGTTGAGCCAGTTAATCCCGTAGCACCAGTAGGGCCGCCACTTGGCCCCGTGGCTCCAATTGGCCCATCTAATCCAGTTGCTCCGCGAGGGCCGATACTTCCGGTGGAACCTTGTGGGCCGATTGGCCCTTGTTGACCAGTGGCTCCCGTTGCTCCGCTTGCGCCGATGCCAGTAGAACCTTGCGGCCCAGTTGCGCCTTGGTTTCCTGTCGCGCCTGTGCTGCCAGTAGCTCCGCGCAATCCTGTAGCACCTGTAGTTCCGTTAATTCCCGATAATCCTGTGGCTCCAGTTGCACCTTCGCCTGTGGCTCCAGTTGCTCCGGTAGGCCCACCGCTTGGCCCAGTTGCGCCCGTGAGTCCAGTCGCACCCGTAGCTCCAACGCCAGTAGCACCAGTTGCTCCGCTGGCTCCGATTGCCTGCATTGCCAAGCAAGCCGAATGCGCGGCACTCGCTGCGCTTTCTTTTGCTGATCTCGCGTAAGAAGCTACAATGATTGTTTCGTTACAGCAATTGCTCATGGGATTTATCGTTTACGATATTTGTTTCCAATGCACTTCTACCTTATCAGGGAACCATTCAAGGTAGCTTTCCCATTCCGTTTCTGGGCCGGGAGGATCAGCTTTGATTAGTTCTACAAGCGTTGGATCAACCCAATCTTCTGGCACTGGATATGGTCGAATGGTGTCAATCCGTGGATTGCCTTCATCGTCCAGCACAACACTGGAGAGATATTTTTCTCCGTTTGGAAATATGAGTCCGTATGTTTTAAGCATAGTAATTATGTTCCGTAAGCCACTTCTACTGCATCTACAGAAGCTACCCAACGCCATGTTTCAGAAGTAATACCAGTAACCAAGATGCGAAGTGTATCATCAGCGTTATTTGCAGAAAGCGCAATCGTTGTTCCTGCGGCGTTATCGGTTCCGATAGTCACTGGAGCGTAAACTTGTGAAGAGGTTCCACCGACATTTTTCACGCAGTATTGGCGCAAGTAGTGAGCAACGGCAGTTCCATCTGATTTGCTTCCAGTAATGTTAATTGTGCAGGCAATGATCTTTCCAGATGGAATTCCAAGATATGTCGCTGCTCCGTCCAATGCCATTTCAACTCCAGTATTTGTCGTAGTCTTGCAACGAAGGACGAAGCGTGCGCGTTGGGCATCACCTAGTGCGCTGAATGAACCGTTTGCCTGAGCCAACATTGCTGACCTATCCGCCAGTGCCCGCCGACCAGCTAATGTTAAGCTATAATCGCCTGAGGCTTGGTTCCCGAAATTAGTTGCCCCTCCTCCAACTACTACGCTGCCAGTCGCATTTGCAATATTTGAACGACCGCCTAAAACAGATGACTGCGCACCTGTAGACGCTGTATTTCCGATCCCAAAGCAAGTTGCATAATTTGAAGAAGCTATATTCTCAACGCCAATCGCAACTGAATTTGTTGCTGACGAAACATTGCTTTCCCCAATCGCAACTGCACTTGCTCCAGACGCTACATTGTTTGCAGCGAATCGTTTCGTTTGCAAATCAACCGCATTTGCGCCCCTTGCATTTCCTCCAGTTGCAGTTCCATCTGGTTTTGGGCCAACGATCAACGCCCCTGTGCCTTTTGGTGTGATGACAAGCGCGGAGTTAGTTTGTCCACTATGCTGGTTCGTGAGAGCAATATTCGCTTGTGTAGAAGTTGTAGCATCATCAATGTTAATATCAGAACCTTGAATTGCATTATTTCCAGTTCCATCTGCACGAACTATTGCATTATCAACTATTCCCGGTGTAATTGCTGCGGATGATCCCGTTGCACCAGTTGCTCCGCTTGCGCCTATTCCGGTTGCGCCTGTGCTTCCTGTGGCTCCATCGTTACCAGCAATACCTGTCGCGCCAGTCGCCCCGTCATTTCCAGCAACGCCCGTTGCACCCGTAGCTCCGATTCCCGTGGCTCCAGTCGCTCCTTCTAAACCAGTCGCGCCAGTCGCACCATCCGCTCCCGCAACGCCTGTCGCGCCAGTTGCGCCTACACCAGTTGCTCCAGTTGCCCCAGCGATACCTGCCGAGAATACAATGAATGCAAGGTCATGGTTGTTCGCAAAATTAGTTGTGCCTGTCCCAGCCGAGGTAACTAATGTGACTGGATACTCAACATAACCAGTTTGCGGAACTGGGGGTGCAGAAACAGTCCATTTTTGGTAGTTGTTACTATTGGTTGCGTCTTGCAGAATGAGCGTGTCCCCTTGCTTTATGAGTTCCAGAAACACATCGACATCGACATTGTTTTTGTCAATGTGCGAGACATTGATTTGCGTAGCGGATACTTGAGTCGCATTATTCCAAATTAGATGCGTTGGGGTTGGGTCGCTAGTTGTGATCGTCGTTTTTGCTTTATAGTCGAAAAATGATGCCGATTGTCCCGGAGTTCCTTGAGGGCCAGTGGCTCCTGTAGCTCCGATACCAGTCGCTCCAGTCGCGCCTTCCAGACCTGTTGCCCCTGTCGAGCCGTCTGCTCCTGCTATTCCAGTTGCGCCAGTAGAACCAACATCCCCTTGAACGCCCGTAGCTCCTGTAGAGCCGTCCGCGCCAGTAATACCAGTTGCTCCTGTGGCTCCATCGTTTCCAGCTACCCCAGTCGCGCCTGTGGCTCCGTCAACTCCCGTTGCCCCTGTCGCCCCATCAACGCCAGCAGTTCCAGTCGCACCAGTAGACCCTGTGGAGCCTTGGATTCCAGTAGCTCCAGTAGCACCATCAACGCCCGTAGCACCTGTAGCTCCTGCTTCACCAACTCCAGTCGCTCCAGTTGCCCCGACATCACCTTGTGTTCCTGTAGCTCCAGTCGCTCCATCTGCCCCAGCAATACCCGTGGCTCCAGTCGCACCATCGTTTCCACTTAACCCAGTCGCGCCTGTGCTTCCTGTAGCTCCGTCATTGCCAGACAAACCAGTGGCTCCTGTGCTACCTTGTCCACCAGAGGTTCCTGTAGCACCTGTTGCGCCATCAGTTCCAGCGATTCCTGTAGCACCTGTGGAGCCTTGCCCACCCGCAACGCCCGTTGCACCAGTCGATCCAACTCCTGTTGCTCCTGTTGCTCCTGTTACACTTAATCCCGTAGCCCCTGTCGCGCCAACTAAACCAGTTGCCCCGGTGCTTCCAGAGCCTGTTGCGCCTGCTTCGCCCGTTGCTCCCGTAGCTCCTGTAGGGCCGCCAGAGGGGCCTGTCGCGCCTGTTGCGCCAATTCCAGCGGTTGCTGAACTTCCGATAAAATCAAGTTTACCAGTAAAAGGATTAAATGTAAGTGCCATATTTTATGGGTAAGCTACAGACACAGTTGTCAGATTAGCGTCGTTGGCAACTGGAGGTTGAATAGCATAGGTAAGAGTTAGTGTTGCAACTGGAGTTCCGTCTTTCAGATATTGCACTGTGGCAATATTGTTAGTCGAACCATAGTAACTAATATCAATCTGATCGTATGCAGGAATCTCAAATCCTGCGATTTCTTTCAAAGATTCGTAGATATTGTAGTTCTGTTGATCTTGAGTTAGATCGGTAAAGCAGGGTTGAGAGAGTGCCATAAGATTTTATCGGTTACGATAATTAAGCAAGAGCCGAAGCAAGAGCTTCGTTAGTGAGGAAGTATTGCTGGTCTTCAGTTTTTTGCACAAAGCAGTTTTCAGTAACTGGGGATAGACCACCAATTGTTGCGAGTCCAACATAGAATTGGTAGAGCTTGGCAGCATCACTTGCTGCATCATAGCAACCGAAAGAAGTTGGATCAATGCCGGCGGCAGCGGCGATTGTTTGAACGAAAGGATAAGTTTTATCGCGGTAAGGAAGAGATGTGAAGCAAGCCATAAAATGAAAAGGGGTTAGGGTGAGGAGGAATTGACCTCCCCACCCAAGGTTGAGGTTTAGTAGTAGATACCGACAATGTAGGCATTCACGTAGAGTGCGCCAACACGTCCAGCAGTGTCAGCACCAGATGCGACATCAACGCCAGCGTTCGCATAGGTGAACGTGGTGGAGTCAACAACAGTAACTTCAGCCTGCACATCGTTGAACGAACTATCGGTCATGCTGGCAATCGTGATGACGTCACCCGTGGCAAAACCATGAGCGGCGGCAGTAACGATTGTAGCAACGCCCGAAGCGCGAGCAACAGTTGCGGTAGCTTGACCAGCACCAACTGTGCTTTTCAGCAAGCGGAGTTTGCGAGAGCCAGTGATGACGTAAGGATTAGCAGCAATCGCAAGAGGATTGAAGCGGCCTTGGTTATCAAGAGCGTCCGTGATGGTCAGCGAGGAAGTGACGTTTTCGCCAGTGGTTCCGTTATCAACGATCACAACTGGATCGGTGGCAGTAGTTCCGCGAGCGTAGGCAGTTTCCAGAACGATGCTTGTTGGAAAGAACTTGGTGTCTTGGTCGTTAAGAACCAAGAGGTCAGCGTCTCCAGAAGCGAGAAGGTTGATTGCGACAGGGCCGAAAAGGTTGACGCGATCATAAGCGAGTGGTCGTTTATTAGACATATTTTGTATTTTATTTAAGGTTACGGGGAGAGGCTTTAATAGCCCCTCCCCTATTTAACTTAGGAAGGCACAACGATGTCACCCACGCCAGCGCAGCTATAGCAGTCCTGATTGTTCTCAGGAACGATGTAGCTCTGAACTGGGCAGCAGGAACCATAGAGGTTCTTGCTCTTAGGCAGGCGATGC